GGATACGATCTACTTTGATGAGGCACATAACAGCGTTCAGCGTCACTTTTTCCCTGCAACTGAGCACTTTGCTGCTAATGCACGTCGCTGCTACTTCTTCACTGCAACTCCCAAACATTCCCTTGCCGTTGGCAAACCTGGAATGAATGATGCTGCAGTTTATGGTCAGGTCATCTGCAAAGTTCCTGCTCCTGAACTTGTCGAAGGTGGTTACATTGTACCCCCTAAAGTGATCGTCAAGCAACTGGAGATGGTGAAGGGTAAGCAGACCAACTTCGACCGCGATGCTGCTAACCTGCTGGAAACTATTGATGAGAACAAGGTCGGTAAGATTCTGATTTGTGCTAAAGCAACCAAGCAAATCGTTTCGCTGGTGTCTGAAACTGACTTCTGCTTTGAACTAGAGCAACGTGGTTTCTCTTGGATGTATATTACTGCTAAGACAGGTGCAGTTATTGATGGTCAGAAGGTCAATCGTGAGGTGTTCTTCGACACGCTATCTGCCTGGGGTAAGGATAACGATAAGAAGTTCGTTGTTCTTCACCACAGTATCCTCGCTGAGGGTATCAATGTGAGCGGTCTGGAAGCAGTGCTGTTCCTGCGTAATATGGACTTCATTGGTATCAGTCAGACTATCGGACGTTGCATCCGTCTGCATCACGATGATGCCAAAGGTTTGCGCGATGGTAGCATCCAACCTGGCAACCTGGGTCAATATACCAAATCGTTTGGTCTTGTGTGTATCCCTGTGTATTCTAAGGTTGGTATCAGCACCGCCCGCAGTGTGCAGGCAGTGGTTGATACGATCTTTGAGAAGGGCGAACCTGCTGTGTCGGTGGTTCGCAGGTGAGACCCACTGAGATCCCAGTGGTGGACTGGGGTCAAAACCTGATTTTTCTTCAATTCTGCGTCACAGACCCTACAGGTCATCCACCACAAGGAAATCACTGATTTTTTCAAAAGTGTGATCCAGGGCTTGACATCCCTACCCAAAGTTGTTAAACTAAAAAAATCAACCATAACACATAAAAACGGTTGATTTTCAAACTATAATTTTAGCAAAAACAAAGGAGGCTAAAAATGGCATTTAAGGAACTTCTTCGCGTGTGCAAGTGTTACGAAGATAAGGTAGATGATAAGACCAAAGAATACTTGCAAGGTTTTGGAACAGTAGATAACCCGCCAGAAAATCTTCCTCTTATGGAAGATATTGTTTCCAAATATAACTCTGGAGAGATTGCTGAAGGTTCTACAGTCATTTGTTCTGCTAAAGTTGGAGATCTTTGGAGCGATCCTACCTACAATCGTATTGAAGAACTTAGGTATGGTAATCAGAAACAGCACATCGAAAAACGAGGTGGGTTTTCTTATGATGCTGCAGATACTCTTTCTGCATATCTTCGTCCAACTCTAAAAGCAGTTCTAACAAAAGGAAATAATCGTGCATCAAAACGATATGCTTGCGGAAGAAATGAAAATGCAAGAGTAATTGTTTCTCTTAAATTGCATCGTAAGAGTGTCTCTTATGAGGAAATGATTCGCATTGAGTCATTGGATCACAATACAGATTGTAACTATCGAACTAACCAAAGTGGTGATGATAAGTTCAAGTCTGCATATTATGCCGAAGAAGAGTGGGCAACTAATCTCTACCAATATCTTTCCAAGTTCAGTATTGGTATTGCAGGAACTCTTGACGGGGCAAAGTTTAATTGTCCTTCTCATTCATATTTGAGCACTGCTATTCGTCTGGCAGGTAGAGAATATACAACAAAATATCTGACAGCATTTACTACCCACGAATGTGCAAGAGATGTTGAAGGCAATGCTACTGTTGCTGGTTCTCTTTTCTTGAAAACATTCCATTCTTATATTGAAGATGTGGATAAAAAGAACAACGTTGATTCATTTTCTGGGATGATGAAGTTTTACTTCACTGAATATGGAGACATTATGAGTGTGGTTGATCCTGATGCTAGAAATCTCAAACAATCTGATGTTGTTCAGGGTAATGGTGTCTATAAAGGAAATGAACCTGCTGTTTGTCGTTTTGTATTTCTTTACAATGATTATTGTCGCATCAAACGGTTGAAGTTTAAGGGAACTCAGAATACCGCTATTCCTTTTGAAGGATCTGATAGCACTTCTTGGAATAAGTTCCTGGCAGAATCTAATCCACTAATGAAACCTGCACTAGGTAATCTTGCACAAACTAAGTTTTTCTAAAATGAAAGAAGGATTTACGATGTTCAAAGACACCTATGCTGCAATTCCTTATGGAAATCAGTATCTAATCATCCACAATGGTCAGCAACTTGAGAAACTCTGTAGGACTGAAAGTTCTGCACGAAAGTATATCACCGACCACAGAAAAAATTGCTCTAATGCAAAATTACCTATTGACTAATGCTAACCTGGGGCCTTGAAACTGTCTCTTCATTGTAACCACTAACCACATGAACTTTCCGCAACAACTTACCGATGTAGTGAGTTATCTCTCTGGCATTGTTACAATTAGTGAGAGTCATGAAGATGGGCGAGTGAATAGTATTGCAGATGAAGACACTGTAATTGATCTTCTTGTTGAGAAGTATGGTCCTGAAAATGTAGAGAAACCACCAGCACGTTGCTGGTGGGATGTCAAATTGTTTGGGTATTATCTCAACATTAAGTCATCTGATTTCAACAAAGGTGCAGCAGATAACTTTTCGTCAAAAGCAGCAATTTTGTATGCTCTGACTGATCTTCCTGAAGATCAAGTTAATGCAAGTTCCTGGGCAAAGTTCCAGGATGCACTGAAGAATCACAGTGGAGCAGAGAACAACCGTGATTATTATATCATTGTTGTAGATAAGGGAACTCAGAAAGTTTATCTGCAAAGTCTCAAGTCTCTTCAGAAGATTACTCCAAATGGTAATAATCTTCCCTTCCAAATTAAGTGGAAGGATAACACTCAACCCGTTGAGCGTGACTATGGACAAGCATACAAGTTTCTGGTAGAATGTTACAAGGAATCTGTACGCCGCAAAATTAACGCACACAATGGTTTTGAGCAACTTTGATCTACAATTCGGGGATTGCCTTCAGTTGATGAAAGACATCCCCGATTCTTCTATTGATTTTATTTGCTGTGATCCACCTTTTGGTACTACTTCGATCAAATGGGATGAGGTTTTAGATTTTAACCTTATGTGGGAACAGTATGGCAGAATCATTAAACCTAAGGGTGTGATTTGCCTGTTTGGTTCTCAGCCTTTTTCCGCACAACTTATTTGCTCAAAGTTAGAATGGTTCAGGTACGAGTTAGTGTGGAACAAGAACAAATGTGGGTCGCCTGGACTTGCCAAATACAGACCAATGAAGACTCACGAGAACATTCTGATCTTCTACAAGAACGCAGGTGGTACATACAACCCACAGATGGAAAAAGGAGAACCATACTCAAGAACAAGTAAGAACCCAGAGGGTTACGTTGGTCGAAAGAATGATCATGGTTATGGTATGAAACCACGCAAATCATTCTCTAATGATGGTACAAGGTATCCGAAGTCAGTTCTCAACATTTCAAGAGATTTCAGTGCTCAGCAACAAGTTCATCCTACACAAAAACCAGTTCCACTAATGGAATGGTTGGTAAAAACTTACTCTAACGAGGGTGAAGTTGTGTTGGATAATTGTATGGGATCTGGATCTACAGGTGTTGCTGCTGTAAAACTAGGACGTAAGTTCATTGGTATGGAAAGTGATTCCGAATACTTTAAGATCGCAGAGGATCGAATTGGAAACATTCCAGTTGATCTGACGCAATTTGGTTGAGTTAAACCTGGGGCCTTGAAAGTGTCCCTATGATGTGAGGACGTGTCCCCACCGCAGTTTCTAATACAAACTATGACCTTTTACTGGACATTTGTTGATACTCTCGTCAAGAACGTCGCTACTATCAGTGCCGTCGTTGTTGGTGTAGTTCAATTCCTCATTCGTTCCTTCAATGAGAACAATGGAAGTGAGAAAGTTCGTGTTGCAACTCTTCAGTTTCTGAAGTTTGTTGATACACTGATTGAGTTTGGTAAAGCACAACTTTCTCCTGCTGAAGTAGTGGAGCAACCTGCTACTGTTACTAAAACCCGCAAGCGTCGTTCCGCTTGATAAACTGTCACAGGAGCACTTGCTTTTATGCTTGTGCTCCTTTATTGTACCTTTGTTCGTGAAACTCCAATGATTTTTCTCACTGTTCCTGGTCACGGTTGCGTTTATACTCTCTCGCAAGAAGATGGTGATGAGTTGTATTATGCACCCATCTATGCTGACGGAAATGTAAATCTTGAGGAGTTTGCTCCTGTAGATTTGGATGCCGTAGATATGGATGAAATGGAGATCTTTGATATTCGCAATCGTCTTGCCAAATTGGTGCAAGTTTAATATAACCTGGGGCCTTGAAACTGTCGTAGTAGTATGAGCAAGCAACCAATGCAAAACAAACATCTCGAACATCCTGAAGATATGATCCTTACGGGTGATCTTTCGGTTCTTGATTGGTTCTCTGCTGATTCTACTATCAGTGTCAAGATTGATGGTGCTCCTGCTATTGTGTGGGGTCGCAATCCTGCCAATGGTAAGTTCTTCGTTGGCACCAAATCTGTGTTCAACAAAGTAAAGATCAAGATCAATCATTCACATGAAGAAATTGATGCGAACCATGAGGGTAAAGTTGCGACTATTCTTCATGCTTGCTTTGATAGTCTTCCTCGCACAAATCACATCTATCAAGGTGATTTTATTGGTTTTGGCGGTGATGATACTTATCGCCCCAATACGATCACTTACAAGTTCGATGAGGTGATCGAGCAAAGTGTAATCATTGCTCCTCACACTGAGTATGATTGTGAGAGTGATCTTCGCAATGCTGTTGCACATCCTATCAGCAAACAGTTTGTTGATACTCTGGATGTGAAATGGGTGCAACCTGAAGCATCTATCTGTCCTCATCGTGATGACATCGAAGACTTCTGCAAGTTTGCTAAACAAATGAGCACTCTTTGCACCTTTGTAAGCAACAAACAAGCAACAGAACTCAAAAAAGTCATCAATTCCTACATCCGTGAGGGTAAGGAGGTCGATGAGCATGAAATTGCAGAAAATTATGATGTTGATGTGAATGTTCTGCGTTTGTGGAAGTTGGTTGAATCTATCAAGATGGATTTGTTCTGCTTCATTGAATCTGACACCGACATTTCGTGTGAGATTGATGGACAACTGAGCGATCACGAAGGTTATGTTATGACCAACAAGTTTGGATCGTACAAGATCGTAAATCGTGAAGAGTTCAGTCGTCAAAACTTTACACTTCAAAAGAATTGGTGAATGTAACCTGGGGCCTTCAAATTGTCCTTATAGTATGAGCACAACTACAATGCAAGCACAAGCACAACAAACCATTGCAGACAATGTGTATAAGAACACTCTGCTGCTGATTGAAGCATTGAAAGACAATTATCGTCAGTATTCTATTCGCGGTCATCAAAAGTTCGTGAATGATGCTGACACTCAAGAGTATCATCAGCGCAAGATTGATGAACTCAAGTCTGGCAAGTGTGACATTGATTATACTGTTGAGACTGGTAAAAAGTATCACAAAGTCATCTTTGTGAGTGGTGGCGGATCGCGTAGTGTTCATTGCTTCATTGATAAGAACACTGGCGAAGTGTATAAGTCTGCCACCTGGAAATCTCCTGCCAAAGGTGTTCGTTATGACCTGCGATTGATCAAAGATCGTGAGTATCTGCTGGAAAATGCAGACTGGTCTGGTGGTTATCTGTACGCGAAGTGATGTCAATGACTTACTCTAACCTCTCAAAGATCAAACCCAAACTGAGGACATCTGGGCGTGTGTCTGGCAACTTCGGCAAGAGCAAAGTTGTTGCAGGTTCTGCACTCAATGAGATCGGTGGTGATGGTAACATAGGTGCCACACAGGATGAATACTTGAATCGTCTTTATTATGCTTTTGATAACACTTCCGAACCTAAACTTCGTCAGTTTCTTTATCAAGAGATCCGCAAGATCCACATCCAACGTGGAACTTGGTAAGTATCAGTAACCTGGGTCCTTCAAAGTGTCCCCATAGTGTAAGCACACCTCTCAAACTCAAATGAAAATCTATCACGAAAAGTCTGGTCGTAGGGTAGAACTTCTTCCAGAAGAAGATAAAATTAAATCTATCGTATCTTACGATTGGTGTGTTAAAAAATCTGCTAAAGGAAACATTTACGATCCAACCATTCCCGACAATGATCCCTCAATAACTTACTTTTCAAAAGATCTACTTTCTGAAAGGTTGAGAACTGAACTTGTAATTTTGGGAGGTAAAATTGTTGATTACTCAAATGATGTTCGAGATTACGTTCAACAAAATCTTCTGAGTGATGTTGGTGATGAAGTCTATTCTTTAAGGTAGTAAAATAAACCTGATTTACCTCAGGTTGATTGAAACCTGGGGCCTTCAAAGTGTCCCTATAGTATGAGCACAACCACTGAAATGGATCAAGTCTTTCACTACACTACCAACTGGAAAGAAGGTACTGTACGTCAAATGTTTATTCAACAAATCACTCCTGAGTATCAGGAATGTGACCACAAATACGTTGCTATTGCTCTCAACCCTGAAACAAATAAAAGCATGGTGATGTCGAAACCCCGCAGTCATTATGACACTTTGCAGTGGGTTCGTCGCTTCTGTGGTTCATTCTGCCCTCTGTACTGATTATGAAGAACTATCGCCTTCTGATTGAGTATTGGGTTCCTGATGAAGATGAGAACCTATACGAAGAAAAGATCATTCAATCGCGTTCATCTTGTGGCAAGATTGCAGACGATTATCTAGCGCAAGATCGCACAAATCTTATCCGTTCCGTTGAAGTTACCCCTGTTTGATTATGACTTTAACAACCACACAAATTGATGCTCTAGTTGCCCTGATTGAGTATCACCAAGATGAAGGATGGTATAACATGATTGAAACTACGGGTCTTCTTGCCTATGAAGGTGGCGAACTTCGTAGAGAACTTCTCAAAATGCGTGAAGAGGTTTGATTATGAACAAACTCACTGAACTTGAGTTCTTTTTGAATGAGAAATGTCGTGAAGATCCTGACCTTCTCGCTACAATTATCAGTGAATATGTTTGGGCATTAACTCCTACCAAACTCGCTGAACTTGAGGACTTTCTTGCTAACAACTTTGGAGACGATTGATGACTGACGGATACACTTTCACTCGCGTTGATTTCACTGCTAATGAAGAGACTTGCATCCTTAAGTTTCTTGTTGAAGCACAAAATCGTGACCTAATTAAAGACAGAGAATGGCAACCTGTGATCAGTTCCATTCTACAAAAGTTCTTTAACTCTAACTTGAAAGAGGCACAAGACTGGCAGACGCTGTAATTCTCACTTGTGTCTCGCTGAGAACCCAGTCCAGCACTAGACCAAAAACCTGTTTTTTCTGCAATTCTACTGTGAGGGTGTCATAGGTCATCCGCTGCAGTCAAATTAACGATTTTTCTCAAAGTACAAACAATCCAATGAAATACGAAGTTCAGTTATACGTTGGTGGTAAAGTCTTCAAGGAGGAAGTGTATGCTAACTCCCCGAAAGATGCCCGCGAGACTGCACAAGCACGAAATCCTACTGCAAAAGTTGTAGGTGTCAATGCAACTTTTCGATGATAGTAACCTGGGGCCTTGAAAGTGTCCCTATAGTATGAACACTAACTACAACTCCAATCCTTATAAGCAACAGGTTCTCGATAAGGGTCGTGACCTGCCTAAAGTTTCTGCTCCAAAGCATACCTTTCCTCTGACTATTGGTGCTAGAACCTATCACACCGAGGAACAGTATCGGGAAGCACTTGCTGATTTCCTGAACGGTTACTGAAACCTGGGGCCTTCAAAGTGTCCCTATAGTATGAGACAAACCACAATGACTGAAACATTCACAGTTCGCTTCGATTCCAACGCACTCAATTCTCCTGAGTATATTGGACCTTTCTACAGCGAAGATGATGCCCAAGAGTATTGCGATGATCGCAACGGTTCGCTAGCACTTTCAGGTATTCCTTCTTCTGTTGCTTGTTACTCTGTCGTTTCCTGATTATGACACAAACCACTCTTACTTTTGAAGAATTGGATGCAATTCTTGCTCTCATTGAGTTTCATGATGATTGGGACGAAGTGAGTGAAATTGTAGGTGCAGATGTGTCTGCATTGTATGAAAAACTGTCTGAAATGAGGGATGAAGTCTGATGCAATTCCAAGTTACTTACATTGAGTTTGATTTTTCCTCTGATGATGATACTTGGGGCGATGTAGATCCTGACTATCAGAATGAAATAACTGAGGAAACTATCGGTACAATTTGGGAGGCAGATGATGAAGAAGATCTCGTTGAAGAGATCACCTGCACAACGGGTTGGTGTATTAAATCCATTGATTATCGCCACATTCTGAAATGATTTCCCTTCCTAATCCTGCAAACAAAATGGAACTTACTCAAGACCAATACGATAAACTTCTTGCACTCTACATTGAGCAAGTTGTTGATGGAATGGACATCGACAGTTTAGTACAATTTGCAAGTGAAATGTTAGAAGAAAAGTTGCGTGAAAGTTGCTCACTTCCTGAAGAATTGCTAGATGAAATCCAAGCAGTTTATGATCGTGAGTTTGCAGAAGAATTGCTGGAAACTGTAACATCAACTGATCTTAACTAACTGAAACCTGGGGCCTTCAAATTGTCCCTATAGTATGAGCACTTACGTTTCACCTCTCACCTCTAAAGTCTATCAAATCGTTGAGACTTCACATACACGAAATGCCTGGGATTCGCAAGGCAATCTGACACCTTATGTGCAATCTGTCTTTGACATCTATCACGAAGGCAAAAAAGTTCAGTTTGCACTAACTGCTGAAGGTGTTGCTGATAGTGTTGCACATCTCGAAAATCCTGGTCCTGATCTCTCCTCACGTTACGACTGATTATGATTGAACTTCTGCTTGCATCTGCGATCATTGGATCTACTGAAATCGCACCAAATGTTCTGCAAATTGAATACCTTACTCCAAACAATCAAATCGTCACTGTACTCGAAAATGTTGAAATTCAAGGAGGACAAATCGACAATGATTGAGACTGATTTCTATATTCTATCACAGGAACAATACCAAGAAAATCTACAGTTTGCAAATGAGTTAGGTATCAACATTGATCACTTTCTTTTAGAGTTTTGTGATATTGAAGGACCGATGATTGTTTGTGATTGAAACCTGGGGCCTTGAAAGTGTCCCTATAGTATGATGCTCTTCCAAACCTCCCAAATGTCCAAAATGTCTGTCTATGCTGTGATTGGTGGAATTGATTATGAAGGTGAAGACTTCAAATCTCTCCGCTTGTTTGATTGCTTCTCCTCTGCTGTTGCTTATCAAAAACACCTGGAAGAAGTTGAGGGTTTTGATTATGCTATCCTGGACACTCGTGAGGTATGTCTAGAGTCTGCAATCGCTGCCTGATTTCTCTCTTTTTTTCCACTCAACTTTTTCCAACAAAATGACTCTTACTTCCGAACAAGTTTCTGATCTTCTGGTTGCACATTGCAATCGGGTAATTGATAACATGGACATGGATGATTTGGTATCCTATGCTGTGCAAATGATGATGTCATCTTTTGACCAAAATCCTGGTCAGGGTGATACTGATGTTGCAATGCTAATTGAAGATATTTGGGTTGCAGAAGGTGAGGATGATGATTCAACTCAAGAGTTCATTGCTGGTATTGTAGGTGATGAACTTGCAGAGGAGATTGTTACAACAACTCAGTTCTGAGTAATCACAACCTGGGGCCTTGAAAGTGTCCCTATTGTATAACCACTGAACTTCCTACCATGCGAAAGATCGAACTCCAAATGAATAAAGCAATTTGTGATTGCAAAGACTGGAAGAATGACAACACTGAAGTAACTTATTCTCCCGAACGTGATGCCAATTATGTGTATCTTCACGGCAATCATATTGCAACGATTGGTGATACCTTCCTTGAACTTTACACTTGTGGGTATAAAACTCCCACTACCAAATCACGTCTCAATGCTATTCTGAAAGTTCATGGAAATGATGCCCGTATCTTTCAACGTGACTTTGAATGGTTTGTGATTGATAATGGTAACACAATTCCTTTCACTGAAGGTATGGTACTTAACTGATGTTCAAAATCCGTTACTTTACGCCTTATCAACAACAATGGAGAGAGCAAAGTTTCTCTACATTAGAGGAAGCAAAACGTATGGTTGAGTTCTACAAATCATGCGGAAGTCCTGCTGAACTGATCAACAACTAATTCCATTATGTTACTCTCTACCAAGTCATTCAACGATAACAAAGTTCTCCCTTTCATTGTAAAGCAAGAGTATGAATTACATCAGGAAGGTATTTACTCTCTTCATCTATTCTCCAGAACTGTTATCACCAAGGAAGGAAAGAAATACCGATACCTTCCACTCAAGTTTGAAGGAGAGTTAGCACGTTTCAAGAAAAGATCTGATGCAGAGGATTATGCTCGTTACAGACTTGCATTGGATTGAGTATGTCTAAGTTCTTGATAGGTGTAGTCATTGGTATCATACTTTCGACAGTTGGATTCAATGGGATTGCTAATTTAGGCAATCGAGCAATCAACGGAATCGAAATGTTTGCTACTGAGAATCAATAAAGAGACCCCATTTAAGGGGTCTTTTTTTATGCCTTTATGGTAAAAATAACGTTAAAAAACGTTTTTTTATTGATTAAATGTGTTTTTAAATGTATATGAGCGTTGTAAATCATTCTCAATAAGTGTTAGTTTATTGAGAATCAATAGGGTTTATTGTTGAGAATAGAGACCTTATTGTGCCTTTTAAATGTGTCTAGACCTTGTTATCTTTGGCCGCATTGTATCAGCACTTTGCAAATCTGTCAAGCACCCCGTCACAAAATCCTCACAGATCCCGCACAAAAATCCACCACCCGCCCATAAATACCCCCAGGTCCATTGACAAAAACGTCTCAGCATCTTACAATACTTACAGTAACACAAGGAGCGTACTTATGTCAGTAGCATACAGTCAAGCACAGAAGGTTCGTTATCGCATCACTCTAGACATTCAAGCGTTTCCTGACTTTGACCCACATCAGATTGACTGGGAGAAGTTATTCAAGTTGGAACCTGCAGAGAAGTGCGATGCGTATGTTGAGGACTTAAGCACACCCGATCGTTGGTAGAGTAACAGTAACTTGGGGCCTTGAAAGTGTCCTTATAGTGTAAGGGGCAAACGACAAAGACCCGCCCCGCTAACACTCAAGACTTACCAAATGATCACTGACAACTACATCTATCAACTCTATTCCTTCGTCTATGGTCTCATCGACCTCGCGGACCAAGACTTCATTCGCAACGTAAAGTGTGAGTGGCAGGAGTTTCTAATCGGTTCAGATATGTTCCTCGATGACATCCACCTGTGTGTTGCTGCTAATGCCTACGCACGTCAAGTTCTGGGTGCCTGATACCCTATCTGTTTCCCACTAATCAACACTCACTCAACGAAAAATGACTGTCACTTATCAAGCAAATCTGACCGATACTGAGTATAACGGTTGGGAGAATTATGAGACCTGGAATGTTGCTCTCTGGATTCAAAATGATGAGGGTCTATATAACATCGCCCGTGAGGCAGGTGATTATCAGTCTTTCGTCGAATCTATCAGTGAGTTTATGACACAAACTCTTGATGGTGTAAGGTTTGATGACCCCAAGGTAAATGTGATCGAACTGAATAGCGACGTGTTCGACTTCTGATTGATACTTAAGAACCACACAGTTACTAACACTCTGATGCTGAACTTCATTCCCTACGCTATTCGTCGTCCGTTCTACTATGTGTTTGACTTGATCGCATGTTCTGATTTTCGTAATGAAGAATTGGACCGCATCTTCAACGCCGAAGGTTATGACCAAAGTATGCAAATCCTGGGGTTCATTAACTACTTGGGTATCACTGGTCAGTTAGATCTACCTGAGAACTTTGACCTGTTCGCTGATGTTGAAACTCTTGAGCAAGCAATCAACAAGTGGGAGGATTATCAAGACCTGATGAACACTTCCACTCTTGCTTAAGTAACACTCACTCCTGTCGCATGAGTATAAACTAGGCACTCACAGTTCATAACACTTTTCTTCTTTATTATGTCCAACTCCGTTATCATCTCTCTGCTGGGTCGTGCTAACAATGGCAACGAACTTCTGCAGATCCTTGATACACTTGCTGCTGATAATGTTTCGGAGGCAGGTTATAACGAACCGACTGCAGATGTGATTGATTTCTGATAGTTATGGGTGCTGCAGTGATTGACACTGTGGCACCTTTATGTTATGCTTGGTGATGATAGTGATCCGGCAGTGTTTTGCGGCGGTTTCTTATGGTCGCGGCGCGGCGTTGCGTATATAATTTTTTGGGTCCCTCCCAACCTACAGTGTATGTCTTTTTCGACCTTTATATCACTCTCATAAAAAAAATTTTTTGGAGAAAAAAATGTTCGGCCGTTGGATTCATAAAAAAGGCAAATCAAGACCTGATAAACGCTGCAAAAATTATAAAAGTCAAGCAAAGACAAACGGAGCTAGAAAAAGAAAGAAAAAGTGAGAAGAAGAAAACCCCCCTATTGGAACTTCTGGAAGGTTGTCTTTGCAGGATGGTTAATACGATATCCACGGCAGTGCTTTACGATCTTCGGAGGGACTGTTGGATTTTTGTTTATTGTGATATATAATGCGGTAACAAAATAAAAAGTATTGAAAAAATTCCGGAAATATTTTTATGACTGAAAAAGTTTATCACATATACGCAAAGGATCGGTGTGTTTATCACAGTTTATCAGAGAGTAAATTCTCTGAGACTTGGGAGATGATGCACAGAATGATTGATTTGCTTGATTTAGATCTTACAAAGGATGATTTAAGTTATGAAGAACTTTATGTGAATAAGGAAGTATTGCTGAATTCTTCACATTGACAAAAGCATATATAGACTGATAAAATTGATCTGAAAGTTAATTTCAATTATGGCAAAAGGATTTACAGTAAAAGCAGCAGCACCTAAGCCCAGAGAACAAGAATGGGATATTGATGCAATTAAAGAAAGAATGCGAGGCAAATCAATTGTCTTCTGTCTTCCTGGTAGGGGATGTTCATTTATCTTCTTGAAGGCATTTGTGCAACTTTGTTTTGATCTTGTACAAAATGGAATGAGTATTCAGATTTCTCAAGATTACTCTTCAATGGTTAATTTTGCTCGTTGCAAATGTCTTGGAGCAAATGTACTTCGTGGTCCAAAGCAAATTCCTTGGGATGGAAAACTTCAATATGATTATCAACTATGGATTGATAGTGATATTGTTTTTGATTCTAACAAGTTCTGGCAACTCTGTGATTTAGCTCTTCCTGCTGAAGGAGAGGAAAAGGAAGTTGTTGCTGGATGGTATGCAACCGAAGATGGTCACACAACTTCTGTCGCACATTGGTTAGAAGAAGATGATTTCCGTAAGAACGGTGGTGTGATGAATCATGAAACAGTTGAGTCTATCTCAAAGCGTAGAAAGCCTTTCACAGTTGATTATACTGGATTTGGTTGGGTTCTGATTAAGAAGGGAGTCTTTGAGAATCTCGAATATCCTTGGTTTGCACCTAAGATGCAAGTCTTTGAGTCTGGTGCAGTTCAAGATATGTGTGGTGAGGATGTTTCATTCTGTCTTGATGCAAAAGAAGCAGGCTTTGAAATCTGGTGCGATCCTCGTATTAGAGTTGGACATGAAAAAACTCGCGTAATCTAATGAATACTCTTTACAATCTTTTATATAAAGGGCGTAAAATTTATACGAATCTCACTATGGAAGACTGTAGTGAGATTCTTCAAGACTTCTCAGAGCGTTTTTACTCGGGAGAAGACATTGATCCAAATTTAATTGAAATGGAGGAAATTACAAATGGCTAAAGGTGGATCGAGTAAGACTATTTTTGAACCAGGAGCACCAAAGAAGACTCGTCAAGGACGTTCTCCTCGTACATTGCTCAGTGCAACCTCTCGTAATGGACGAAAGAAAAAGTATCGCGGTCAAGGAAAATAATATTCAGAGTGCTTAAATAGAATTAAGCACTCTTTTTTTATGACTGAAAAAGAACAATATATTTTTAAATGGATACATGAAGTATCTAAAGTTAGAAAAGAATTGAATGGATTTGCAATCTGCCCTTTTGCTGCTAAGTCCAAATATCAAGTCGTAGAGTGCTCTGCAAGCGCCATAGAGGTCATTGAAGGACTTGATGTGATCATATATGTCATTGAGGACTATTTTAATCTTGAAGAGGTCCAAAAATGGGTTGAAATATACAACTCAAAATATCAAGATTGGAAATTTTTTGAAGATTGTGGTGCATATGATACCTTTATTAATGGTGTTCAAACTAATAATGGAAGATATAATTTAATATTAGGACAGCCAACACGGAAACTTCGTAAATTTAGAGAAACTTTAGCAAAAACTGACTACTATAGTATGTGGGATGACTCATATTTAAAAGAAATTTTAGAAGATGATTATGATATAATTGAAAAACGGGATAGCAACCCCGTAAAAAGTTCTGATTTTAACGAATCAGGAGCACACAATGACCAAAAAAGTCGATAAGGACCAAAATTTTATGAAAAATGAGTGGGGAACTCAGTATTTGTCAAGTGAATATGGTTGGGAAAGTCAAGTTCAGAAGCAAAAAATGCTTCGTGAGATTGCAAATGATGATTTAACACCCAAAAAACATGATTTTTATTATCAAAATGAAATTCATGAGAAAATTCGTAACGATGAAGACTATGATGATTGGGAATATGGCACGGAACCTCTTTATGAATCAAGAAAAACCGAATAAATAATACAGATTTTGTACTTTTTATGCCTCTAGAGCGGGTCAGTAAAGGATTTAAAGACCTGAGTATGACCTTTCAGGTCAATCCTCTTAATTATGACCTGATTGGTCTTAAAAATGAGACTGCTATTGCTCGCTCTATTCGAAATTTGGTATTAACTTATCCAGGAGAACGGTTTTTTAATGAAAATTTAGGTTCAAAGGTAAGTCGTTCTCTTTTTGAAAACCTTGATGAGATCTCTGCATCAATAATTAAGGATGAAATTGAGAACACTATTAGAAATTATGAACCAAGAGTGGATTTAATCTCTGTAGATGTTGCACCAAACTATGAGGACAACGAATTTAATGTAACTATAAATTATAGAATTGTGGGCATTGACGTTCTACCACAACAGTTATCATTTGCACTTCAGCCAACAAGATAAATGGCATTAGTTAATTTTACCAATTTAGATTTCGATCAGATAAAAAGTTCAATTCGAGAATATCTTAGGGCTAATTCGAATTTTACTGATTATGACTTTGAGGGATCGAATTTATCAACAATAATTGACGTATTAGCATATAATACTTATATCTCCTCATATAATGCTAACATGGTTAGCAATGAGGTTTTTATTGATAGTGCTACTCTCAGGGAAAATGTAGTATCATTAGCTAGAAATATTGGTTATGTGCCACAATCTCGTATTGCATCAAGGGCAGATGTTTCTTTCTTTGTAGATACTACTGGTTTCACCACAAGACCTCTCACCTTAACCCTTAAGAAAGGTGTTGTATGCACTACTAACACTTCTTTTGGAAATCAAAGTTTTTCTTTTATTATACCAAATGACGTAACTGTACCTGTCATTAATAATATTGCTTTATTTGATAGGTTAAGCATATTTGAAGGTACATATATCGTAAATAATTTTACAGTTGATGCAAATAATCCAAATCAAAAATTTATTTTAGATAACTCAAATATTGATGTAAATTCAATTGAAGTGTTTGTGAGGAATACTGAGTTAAGTAGTATTAAAAGAAATTTTGTTCTCTCAAAGAATCTATTTGGAGTAACTCCAGAGTCTAAAGTTTTCTTTATACAAGAAATAGAAGATCAGAGATACGAATTATTCTTTGGAGATAATGTATTTGGCAAAAAACTTGATAATTTAAACTATATTGAGGTTTCTTACAACGTAACTAATGGAGAAGCAGCAAACGGGGTATCTTCATTTACATTTAGTGGCAGAATAGTTGATGAACTTGGTAGAGTAGTTACCACGGGTATTTCTCTCGTAACTACAAACTCACAATCTCAAGGTGGAAAAGAGATTGAATCAGTGGAGTCTATTAAAAAATATGCTCCAAGAAGATATGCAGCACAAAACCGTGCGGTTACAGCAAATGATTATGAATCTATCATACCAGTTCTTTATCCAGAAACAGACTCAGTTTCTGTTTTTGGTGGAGAGGATCTAAACCCACCAAAATATGGTAGAGTCTTCATAAGTATTAAACCCCAAAATGGTCCATTTGTTTCTAATCAAATTAAAGATAATATCGAAAGAGATTTAAGAAAATATACTGTAGCGGGAATTGTACCCGAAATTATAGATCTAAAATACTTGTATATAGAAACAAATACCACTGCTTATTATAATTCTAATTTATCGAGTAGCCCGAACGGACTAAAAAGTTTAATTCAAAGTAATATTGAAAAATATTCGAAGTCCCAAGAAATGAATAAGTATGGGGCTCGTTTTAAGTATAGCAAATATTTAAAAATAATTGATGATTCTGATGTTGCAATAACGTCCAATATAACAAAAATTATAATGAGACGTGATATGGGAGCAGAACTTAACAAATTTGCAGACTACGAAATTTGTTATGGAAATCAATTTCATATCAAAAATATGAATGGATACAATATAAAATCATCTGGATTTAAAATTGCAGGAATCAACGACACCCTGTATATGTCAGATCTTCCTAATCCTGATGGATTAACTGGCAACATATTTTTCTTTAAGTTGCAATCTGCTACACAACCCTTTGTTGTAAGGAAGAATGCTGGTACGATTGATTATGTTAAAGGTGAAATTAGATTATACCCCGTAAATATTTCATCCACAGTAAAAACTTCATTTTCACAACCAATAATCGAAATTTCTTCCATTCCAAAGTCAAATGATGTTATTGGATTACAGGATCTTTATTTGCAACTAGATATTAATAATAGTGTATTAAATATATTAGCAGATAACATTTCCTCTGGGTTTGACATATCTGGATTAACATATGTTTCTACATCTAGCTACACTAACGGAGACCTAGTAAGAATATAATCAAATGACGCAAACCAGAATCAAAATCAGTTCAGTAATTGAAAATCAACTTCCCGAGTTCGTCAGGGAAGAGTTTCCTCTTGTTTCAGAATTTTTATCACAGTATTATACTGCGTTAGAAACAAATGGCAGCGTAAATGACATACTTCAAAATATAGATCAGTATGTCAAGGTTGATAACTTAACTAATCTAATAGATTCTACGAATTTAAGTTCAGATGTAACTTTTTTTGATTCTACTATTAATGTCGAATCAACAGCAGGATTTCCAGATTCTTATGGACTTCTTCTGATTGATTCTGAAATCATTACATATACTTCAAAAACTTCTAAAACTTTTGAAGGATGTGTTCGTGGTTTTAGTGGCGTAACTTCTTATAAAACTAAAGATGAATTAACTTTTAGTGAAACAGAGTCTCAGCAACATTTTAGTCTAGATTTGAATGGAGTTCCGACCAAAGTTTCAAATCTTAGTGTGTTATTTCTTAAGGAATTTTTATTAAAAGTTAAAAAACAAATCACACCTGGATTTGAATACAGGGAATTATATTCAGATTTGAATGAGAATGTTTTTATAAAGCAAGCAATAGATTTTTATTCTTCTAAGGGAACTGATAATTCGTTTAAAATTCTTTTTGGCGCTCTCTATGGAGAAAATGTAGAGGTAATAAGACCAAGAGATTATTTAATCCAACCTTCTGACGCACAGTATAGAATAACTTCAGATTTGGTTGTAGAAAAACTTGAAGGAAATCCATCAGATCTTGTTAATAGAACTCTATATCAAGAAAAAAGCGAATTTATAAATCAAGCACAGGGAACAGTAACCAATGTAGAAGAAATACGAAGAGGAAATGAAAATTATTATGTTATCAGTTTAGATAGTGATTATGATAAGGATATTGTTCCTATCGGAACTGTTTATGGTAAGTTTTCTATTCATCCACAAACAACACTATTGAGTTCTGCTCAAATAGGTTCAGAAACATTAGAAGTTGATTCTACAGTATCTTTTCCAGTTAAAAATGGATCTTTAGTAGTTCATTTAGAAAATGGAACATCTTTAGATATAAAATATGAATCAAAAACTTTAAATCAATTTTTAGGTTGTTCTGGAATTACTCAGGAAATACCAGAATTAACTCAAGTAAAAAGCAATCTTTTTGCATCATCTAAAGATAAAGATATAAAAATTAGAATCCTTGGCGTTCTCTCTGACTTAGAAATACCAGATAAAACAACTTTTTACTCCAAAGGCGATACTATTAAAATTAAAAACTTAGGAAAATTACTAAGTGATGTAAGATCAAACAATTGGTTCTTTAATATTCCAGTAACTTATAATGTTAAAAGCATAAATTCAAAAGTTACTTTCACTAACGATAATTCAAATTCTCTTTCATATGAAATTGAAACTTTTGATGAGCATGTTTTTAGAATTGGAGATATTGCAACTTTAGTTTCTTCAGTAGGGGAATTATATAGTGGAAAGGTTATTTCTTTCACAAATAAAACTTCTTTTAGTGTTCAATTTGGAAATGATGCAATTCTATCAGATACTCTAAAGTACACTGTAAAAAAAGAATTATTAAAAACAAATACATCAAATTATTCCAAATCCAATAAGTACTTATCAAATGTTCAAAACGTTTATTTTGATGATGTTGATAATTCTTTATACGTTGCTTCATCATCTCTTCCATCATACAATAACTTATCAGATGGATTAAAAATAAATGATAGATCAATAACTTTTAGTGGTACATTTACCCCAGATGATGAAAATGATTTAAAAAAGGGAACTACCATAGATTTTCAACAAAAACATGGATTTTATACTGGAGACTCAATAGTATATAAACCATCGGAAAATGATACTTTAGGTTTACAAACTGGTGTTTATTTTATAAAAACAATTAGCGAAACTAAAGTAAAAATAGCAAGAAGTAAAGATAACATATTCACTGATAATTTTGTTGCATTAGATGGAACTGCAGTAAATTCAAAATTTGAAAATGCAGAATTTACCTTTAGAAATTTAGATACACAAACTTTAGAATCTCAAAAATTACTCAGAAAAATATCTGATTCACAATATGATGGAAAAATATATCAGACTCCACACTCCAAACCTATTGGTATTTTTGTAAATGGTGTTGAGTTATTAAATTATAAGTCTAAGGATGATGTTTTTTATGGTCCAATAAAGAGAATATTTACAACTGCACCTGGAGATGGGTATGATGTTATAAATCCCCCAATCTTAAACATCGTAGATCCTATAGGAACTGGAGCTACTGCAAAATGTTCAGTAGTTGGTTCCTTAGAGAGAATTGACATAATTGATCCAGGATTCGACTATTTGGAAGAACCTGTTATAACAATATCGGGAGGTAATGGAAACTCAGCGTCAGCCCGTGCAAATTTATCTCTTTATGATCATGAAGTATTTTTCAATTCGCAATCTAAAGCAGAATTAGTTACTCTAAATCCAACTAATACAATATCTTTTTCAGAATATCACAAGTTTAGAAATTTTGAAGAAGTTATTTACCAAACAAGTGGGCAGCAATCTGTTAGTGGATTAACGACAAATTCTTCTTATTTTGTTTCTATTCAAGATCAATATACTGTAAAATTGCATCCATCATTCGATGATGCAGTGAATGGAACAAATACAATACAATTAACTGCATATGGAGTTGGAAATCATTCTTTTAAATCAAAAATCAAGAAAACAAAAATATCATCAATAACAGTTGAAAATCCAGGAATTGGATATCAGAATAAATTTACTTCTACTGGAGTAGTTGGAATTAATACAGCAACTGATACAGTAACAATTAAAAATCATGGATATTCTAGTGGAGAAATAGTAGTTTATAATGCAACACAAACTCCCATTGGTGGTTTATCATCTTCAACTTCATATTATGTCACTAAAGTTGATGACGATAAATTTAAATTATCTCAAATTGGAATAGGAACTTCGGGAATAGTGCAATCTTTTTATTATGATACTTTGCAGTACATTGATTTTACATCAAAAGGCGAAGGAGTTCATAAATTTAATTATCCAGAAATAAAAGTCTCTGTTACTGGAAAAATTGGAATTTCAACTTTATCTGGGCAAAATTTCAATGCGGTTATTCAACCAGTTTTTAGAGGAAAAATTCAATCAGTATTTTTAGAGTCTGGTGGCAATAACTATGGATCGGAGCAAATTTTAAATCATAATAGACAACCTTTATTTGATTTATACTCTGGATCTGGAATACAATTACAACCCATAGTTTCTTCTGATGGAAGAATAGTAGATGTAATTATAAACAGTCCTGGAGATGGATATAATTCCCCACCCAATATTGAAGTAGTTGGTAGTGGATCGGGGGCAGTTTTAACTCCTGTTTTTTCCAATGGTGCGTTGTCTGATGTAAAAATAATTCATGGAGGACTTGGATATAAACAAGAAGATACTTCAATATTAGTAAATGTATCTGGAAAAGGTGCTAAATTTGAATCAGAAATAACTCCTTGGAAAATTAATATTGTTGAGAGGTTATTATCTTCCTCTAGACAAGATATTATAGGAGATGATGATGGAATTTTATACTCTGGAGCAAATAGTAATTATGGACTACAATATACTCATGCGTATTCTCCTAGAGAACTAAGAAAGATTGTTTTAGGTGTTAAGACACTAAATGGAAAACCTTTTTATTCAAAAGATTTACAAATTGATGAAAACAATAATGAAATTATTTCCGATTCACATTCACCCATAATAGGATGGGCTTATGATGGAAATCCAATCTACGGTCCATATGGATTTTCAACAAAAACTGGAGGAAACATTATACCATTAAAATCTGGATATTCTAAAAAAACGTCAAGAGAAAATGGTCCAGATACATCATTGTATCCTTTGGGTATATTTGTGGAAGATTATGAATTTACTGGAAATGGAGATTTGGATGAACATAATGGAAGATTTTGCGTAACTCCAGAATATCCAAATGGGGTTTATGCTTATTTTACTTGCATAGATGTAAATGAAGACTTTGGTATTAATGTAAAAAACTATAAGAAGCCAACATTCCCATATGCAATAGGAGATACTTTTAAATCAAAACCAATATCTTATAATTTTGAATTTTCTTCAAATCAAGATTTTGTCGATATTAATGAAATAGGTTGGAAAAGAAATACAACTCCTTACAACCTCTTAAGTGAAAATAGTTCTTATGGATATATTTTTAATTCAAATGACATAAAACCCCAAAATTCTGAGGTTAAATCTACTTCAATTGGTGGAGTAGATTCTATAGGAATAGTGACAGGTGGATCAAATTATAAAATTGGTGATAGAGTATTTTTCACCGAAGGAATTGGTGAAAATAATGCAAAGTTTGTTGTTTCTCAATTGCAAGGTAAATCAGTATCAAGTATTAGTGTTGCTACCTCTTCATTTGATAATGTTGAGTTTTATCCATACGAAAACACTTTCTTAGGATTTACAACTGTCCCACATAATTATATTGGAAATGATTTAATTACATTTACCGGAAAGTATGATTACAAGAAAACAGGTAAAATAGATGTTGATACTAATGAGTTAGTATTATTCTCTGATATTGGTTCAACTGCTTCTACTGGAACAGTAACATATTTTAATGTATTTGGAAATCTTGGTTATCCAAACGTAAAAGAAAATGATATTTACAGCATTGAGGGTGAGGAAGTTAAAATTTTAAATATAGATATAAAATCTTCTAGAATAAGAGTTCTTCGTAATCAAAACGGCACTGTTGGATTAGCACATTCCTCTGGAGTAATTTTAACAGAAAAACCCAAGAAGTTTAAATTAAATTTTGGAATTTCTACTTCTTATAACTTTGATTTTAATAGAGAAATTTATTTTAATCCTTCAGAATCCGTTGGACTGGGAACTACTTCTGGTGTTGGAATCAATTCAATATTTTTTGTAAATCTTAATGATTTTAACAGTCAAGTATCTATTGGAACAGGAACAACAACCTTCTTGTTCTTTAATAAAATTTCAGATATTAATAACTACAAATCCGGTGGATACATTGACATCGTAAATTCCACTGATGTATCATTTAATACAACAAAGAAAAAAATTATTGGTATAGGAGAAACTTCTATTAAAATTGATTTTGATTCTTCTTCTCTTTCTGGAGTAGGAGTTGTTGCATATGCGAATAAATGGAATATTTTAGAAATTCCAACAAAAACTATTTACGTAAAAGATCACAATTTAAACACAGGGGATTCTTTAACATATTCATCCAATGGCGGTACTCCACTTGGAGTTTCAACTAATGGTACATCCACTTTTTCATTGCAAGAAAATTCAACAGTTTATGTTGCAAAAATTTCAAATGATTTGATTGGTATTTCAACTATTAAAGTTGGTATTGGATCGATAGGAACTTTTGTAGGAGTTGGATCTACTCCAAGTGGAACTTTATACTTCAATTCTATTGGTTCTGGTGTAATTCATAGTTTTAAAACAAACTACCAAAATACATTAAGAGGACAAGTAAGTAAAAACGTAGTTACTGTTTCTACAGCACAAACTCATGGACTATCTCTAAAGGATGAAATTACTATTGATGTAAATTCGGGTCTTTCCACATCGGTTGATATTCAATATGATGATTATAATAGAAGACTTGTAGCCAATCCAAGATCATTCTCTACTATCAACATCGAACAAAATATTATTAACATAAAAAATCATAATTATGTAACAGGACAGAAGGTTTTATACACAGCAAACACTCCTGCTGGTGGATTGCAGAACAATAAAATGTATTATCTAATAACAATAGATAATGATAGAGTAAAATTAGCAGAAAATTATTATAAAGCAACAAAAGTTATTCCAGAGGAAATTAATATAACATCATCAACCTCAGGAACTATTTCTGCTATAAACCCACCAATAAGAGTAAATGGATATCAATCTCTAGTTTTTAATCTATCAAATTCTTCTTTATCATATGTTGGTGGAGTTGGGGGAATATCAACACATTCTGCGTTTGATTTTAAACTATTTGAAGATGCTACCTTTAATAAAGAGTTTGAAAGTTCTAAATCATCTCAAATTTTTGAAGTCACTCAAGAAGGAAGAATTGGTATTGATTCTACAGCAAAAGTTATTCTAAAATACTTAGATAAAACACCTAATGTTTTATACTATAACTTAGTGCCAAAATACTCTGCTCCAAGCATTAAAAAAGAAATTGCAAGGGATTTAGAGGTTGTTAGTGCTAATAATATTATTCTTTTAGAGAGTAAGTATAATGGAAAGCATGAAGTTGTTGGAATATCTTCGACTTCATTCGAATACAATCTTGCAGATTATCCGGAAGAACATCAATATACTAATAATGTCGAATATTATACAAATTCCAAGACTGCACAAGGACCAATACATGATGTTTTATTGAAAAACTCTGGAAGATACTCTGTTTTACCTGGAATAACATCAATATCTTCTACTAATGGAGATGGTGCAATTTTACTTCCAGAAACAAAAACCATAGGTGAAGTTAAAACTACTAGTCTGTATGATATTGGTTTTAAATATTCCTCGGATTATAGTATTAGGCCAACTACCACATTCCTAAATATTTTAAAGATAAAGTCATTATATTCATTTAATACTATCGATTTAATTTCCAGAGGTGTAAATTATAATTATTCACCAAACCTCATAGTCATTGATAGCGTTACCAATAACTTAATTGAAGATGTCGAATTAAAACTTTCTTTAAATGAAAGTAAGGTAACTATTTTAAAAAATCCAACTAATTTATCAGAAATTCCTCCCAAAATTTTACCAATCAATAATTCTAATGGATTTAAGATAAGTAATATTTCTTTCAACTCTTCAAGTAAAGAAGTTACTGTTTCTTTAGAAAAGAGTTTTAGTGACCCTGAAGATTTTCCATTTGAAATCGGAAGTAAAGTATTAATAGAAGGTGTAAGTGTTGGAGTAACAACAACTGCAAAAGGATACAACTCATCAAATTATAACTATGCACTATTCACTCTAAAAAGTGTAGATCCTCAATTAGGTGGAGGAGGTCCAGGAAGTCTCACTCCTGCAAATGTTGTTTATGATCTTACAACATATTTGGGAAGTGATGAAGTTCCCGGATCTTTTAATGAATTTTATTCTTCTTCCGCAAGAATTATTCCAGAATCATATTTCCCAACTTTTAAATCTACTCTCAAAAAGAATATTTTTTATAAAGGAGAAAATATCCTTACTTCACAAAAAGTTGGAGTTTTAGAATCTTGGAATTCTATCAATGATTATATGAAGATTTCCACGCTTGACAATTTTGTAGTTGGTGATCAAGTAATAGGGGAGTCATCTGCTTCTACTGCAATTGTTGAAGATGTAGTAAAATTTGAATCTGAATATAAAATTGATTCCACATCTAAAAATAGAAAGGGGTGGAAAAAAGAGACTGGATTTTTAAATAATCAGTTCCAAAGAGTGCATGATAGTGATTATTATCAATATTTTTCATACTCTTTAAAATCTAAAAAAGATTTTGAAACTTGGAATGACCCTGTAAGTGCATTAAATCATACTGCTGGGTTTAAGAAATTTAGTGATTTGCAGGTAGAAAATATTACTAATATTGGCATTAATACTGATCAAAATGGGGGAGATTTTGTTGGTATAGCTGATTTTTCCAATGTTGTAGATACTAATTGCGTTTTTGATTTTGATTTATGTTCAGAAAATAATTTATACGTAGATAAACTAATTCAATCAGATGAGATAATATTCAATTCAGAAATTATACAAGATTATATTGAATCTGAAGGGAACAAAGTTTTAATGATTGATGATTTTTCTGATAATTTTAACAGCAATCCCAGGGTGACTAAATTTAGTGTTGTTGATAGATTTGATTTATCGAAGACAAGATCAAAAAAATATTTAACATTTGTACAAGATCGTAGATTCTTTGATAAAAGAGAGTTAGGACTTCTTACGTTATTACACAATGGCACTAACGGATTTATAAACCAATATGGTTTTATTAATGTTTCTGATTATATTGGATCTTTTGATTTTAACATCACAGGAAATGTAGGCAATCTACTATTTTACCCAATTAAAACAAAGTACAATGATTACACTGTAGAGTTGTTCTCTCTAACTTTAAATGATATTGTCAGCGGCATTGGTAATGTTAATTTAGGTAACTCGGTAGAGGTTGGAACGGCAACCACTACTATTCCCAGTGGAACTAGTTCTTCTTTTGAAATTGTAGGCATTTCAACAAGTCTGAGATCTTCCAAATTATTAGTTCAAATTGATTCGGATTCATATTATGAAATTGATGAGCTGACATACGTACATGATGGTACTAATGTCTATTTTGTTGATTATGGACAAGTCACTACAAATACTTTATTGACAAAATCATCTAGTGGAATAGGTTACTATGATGCACAGATATCTAATAATCAAGTAATAATTTCACTAACTCCATATGAAGAAACCACTTCTGATTATGTTGTAAATACTTTCAAAGTTTCTTTATCTGATGCATCTAAATCCGGAATTGGATCCACTGAACTTGGTGGAAGTCTAGTAAAATCAACATCAACTCAAATAGCATCATCGGGATCTCCAACTGCTAATATAATATCATCTTTCCCTAATAGTAAATATGACGCAACATACTTAGTTGTCAGTATTGAAGATAAGACAAATTCAAATTATCAAGTTTCTGAATTTATATCGGCATCATATGAAGAGCAAACATATACAACAGAATTTGGTCTAGTTCAAACTAATGGAAACCTGGGCATTATCACTTCAGGTGTTGATGGAAACAACACTAAAATTTACTTTACCCCAAATCCAAGTATAGAATCTGATGTAAAAGTATTTGCTGTCGATTTGGGACTAAAAGAGGAAAACAAAGAAATATCACTGACAAATGGATCATTAAATTATGATTATGGAATATACAAAGGAACACACAATGATATTAAAAAAGATTTTTATCTAACACACAACAACACTCCAATTTTCCATAAGTATTTTGATGGTGGTGATACAAGTATAGTTAAAATTGATGAAAACAAAGTAAGATTAAAAGATCATTTCTATGTAACAGGAGAAAAAATTTCTTATGTTAGTTTTGAAGGACCAATAGGAATAGCTACAACTTATATTTCTGGAATAGGTAATACAGATAAATTACCACCAACTCTATATGTTGTAAAATTAAATGATCAAGACATACGATTTGCATCTTCGTCAGAAAATGCACTTAAGACAGTACCAGAGGTTTTAACTTTAACATCTGTTGGAACTGGAAGTAATAAATTTGAATCACAAAATGAAATTAATAAGTGCTTAATAAGCATTGATAATGTAATACAGCAACCAATAGTATCAACATCAACAACGTCTTTACTTTCTCAAAATATTAGCTTCTTTGCATATGAAATATATGTCAATAACCCCAAAAATTTCTTAACTGGAGATTTAGTCAAGATTGATGATGAAATTATGAAGATTGCTTCCGTTGGTATTGGAAGTACAAATAAATTATCTGTTATTAGACCTTGGTTGGGAACAGGAATATCTACACACTCATCCTCAACATTGGTTAGAAAAATTGATGCAGATTATAATATTGTAGATAATAGAATTTATTTTGAATCTGCTCCTTATGGAAAAATTCCTTTATCTGATGATAGATATCCATATGAAACTGATTGGGTTGGAATAACAACAAGTTCTTCTTTCTCAGGTAGAGTATTTTTGAGATCGGGAGTAAAAGATACTACCAATGAACCATATAGTACAAATTACATTGTTGATGATATTTCTGAGCAATTTAACGGAATAGGAACGATCTTTACATTAAAATCAAATCAATCAAATATTACTGGAATATCAACGGACAATGGTATTTTACTAATAAACAGTATTCTTCAAGAACCAAATTCCGTTAGTTTTGTTGGTTCATATAATTTTTCCGAAAATAGTGGAATTACTTCTATTACTTTTGTGGGAAATACTGTATCAGAAGATTCTGATGTAAATACTGCGAGTATTCCTAGAGGAGGAATTATATTATCTACAGGATCTTCAACTGGTTTTGGTTATCAGCCTTTGGTATCTGCTGGAGGAACTGCAGTGGTATCCGCTGCAGGTACAATTCAATCTATTAGTATTGGAAATAGTGGTTCTGGTTATCGAAGCGGAATTCAAACATCTATTAATGTAGGAGTTAAAACAGAGAATTCAAGCATCCACTATGTTGGCATAGCTTCTGTGATTGGTGGAAATGTAGTTAGTGTTGCTATTACAAATCCAGGAATAGGATACACAAATACAAATCCTCCGACAGTTATTTTTGACTCCCCATTGTCGTATGCAAATCTTCCATTAGTTTATAGTTCTCAATCACAAGCTGGGGTTGGAACTGGAGCAAAAGTAGATATTGTAGTTGGACAAGGTTCAAGTGTAATATCTTTTGAAATGAAAAATCTTGGATATGGGTACAAGCGTGGAGATATCTTGACTATTTCTACTGGCGGAACATTGGGTATTAACACTACAGGTTCATCTAGTTTCTCAGAGTTCCAAATTATAGTTGATGAGGTATTTAATGATAAGATTAGTTGTTGGACTATTGGGAGATTAATAGTAATAGATCATTTGGATAATTTATTTGATGGAAAAAGAAGAATATTTCCATTTTCTATTGATGGAAATAGAGTTTCTTTAGAAGCCAAAAAAGGATCGAATCTAGATCTTCAGGCAACTTTATTAGTTTTCATCAATGATGTTCTCCAGGTTCCAGGTAAAGGATACACATTTAAGAGAGGAAGTAGAATAACTTTCTCTGAAGCACCAAAACCAGGCGATAAATCAAAAATACTATTCTACTCCGGAACAATTAATGTAGATACTAAGGATGCTGATATACTAGAAACAATTAAAGTAGGAGACGATGTAAAACTATCAAGTGAAAATGAAAATCTTATTCAGGATGAAAGATTCGTTATTGATATTATTTCTTCAGATTCCCTACAAACAAACTTATATCCTGGTCCAGGAGTATCTGAGAACATAAGTCTGCTGAGACCACTGAAATGGTGCCGTCAAACTGACGATCTCTTTATAAATGATAAACCAATTGGAAAGGATAGAGTAATTTACGAACCTTATGTTCAACCATCTACAAACATAATAGAAACCGTAGGAATTGAAACATCAACGATTTATGTTGAAAGCGTAAAAACTTTCTTCGATAGTAGAGAGGAGTATGTTTTTGATGGAAGTGAAAAACCACAAAACAAAATAATTTTAGTGACACAAAAATCTTTAGTTTCTGCGTCTGCGACATCTACAGTTTCATCTGATGGAATAATAACTTCCATAAATCTTTTAGATGGTGGATCTGGATACACATCTATTCCTAGTATTTCTGTATCTAATCCCAAATTAATAAAGGCGGAAGCTTATGCTGTTTTAAGTGAATCTCTAGGAGTTGATAATATTGTAATTACTAATCCTGGGTATGGTTATACGGTAGCACCTAATGTATCTTTCTCCACACCAGAAGTTCCTTTAGGTGCAACTGCAACTGCAAGTGTTACTCTTGCCAATTACTCTGATGCCGAGGCAATATCTACTGTAAATATAGCTATACGTGCTGAAGCAATTGCATCTGTTTCCGATGAGGGAACAATAAATAATATACAAATAGTAGAATATGGTAATGGATATACAAATGCCCCCACTATAACAATTTCTTCATCAGAAACTGGAGACACTGCAACAGCAGTTGCTAATATAGATGAAAATGGTCAAATTTCTACTATAACTATAACATATGAAGGATCTGGGTATATTGATACTCCCGATGTAACTTTTTCTGATCCCGATATTTCTATTGGAATAGTAAATAATCTCATTATTAGAAACACTGGATATGGTTACACATCTGCCCCCACAATAGCAATTTCTTCTCCTGTTGATGAATTTGGAATTTATGATTTAGGCACATTGCCGGGAGACGCCACAGCGACTGCAGTTGCTACCATAGATGAAAACGGACAAATTTCCAATGTAACTATCACAAATAATGGATATGGTTACACATCTGCTCCTATAGTAACAATTTCTCCAGTTGGACTTAATGGAACAATTGAATCCATTAGTGTAACAAATATTGGATATGGTTATACAGTCGCTCCTACAGTAACGATTTCTTCTCCAATTGATGAATTTGGAATTTATAACTTGAGTTCTTTACCTGGAGATGCCACAGCAACAGCAATCGCCATTATTAATGGTAATGGAGAAATTGATGATGTTATTATTACTAATCGCGGATATGGTTATCAACAAGAACCTTCAATAACGTTATCATCTCCCTCTATTGGTTCCTCTGCTGTAGGAATTGCTAGCATTGGAGTTGGAGGAACTATAACATCCATTACAATAACAAATCCAGGTTCTAATTATCTAAATTCGCCTATACTGACGATTGATGATCCAAAATTAGTTTCTCCTAAATTTAATTGTGTTGTTGATTTTGAAGCGAATATAACAGAATCTCAGTTAAAGACAATTGGAAGATTTGGATATTCTACAATTAATCCAACTATTAGTAAAAATGGATCTGTTACTGAGATAACTGTAGAAAATGGTGGATATGGTTTTGACCCTCAAAACCCACCAATAGTTTTAATAGAACCACCTGCTTTAGAATATGAAATTATAGACAATGTTACTTACAGTGGAGATTTTGGAATAATCGTTGGATATGGAATTTCCACGATGACAAAATCTGGAATGCCAACTTTAGATTATAATATTTTTGATCTTCATATACCAACAGATTCTTATTTAAGAAATTCTGAAATTGTTGGAACAGCAGTAACATTAAGTCAGATTCAAGTCAATGACTTCTTCGTTGTAAAAAATTCTAATGTTGGATTTGCTAGCACTGGATTCTATACTTGGAGAAATGATGGTACTATAATTGGATTATCCACACAAAACGCAGATGGAATTTATCAAGTAAATTCAATCGAAACTGTGTATAAAAATGTTCCTGGCGTTGGAAATACTCATGTAGTGAGAGTAACTTCTATAGTTGAATCTACTTCAGGACTAAGCACTGTTGGATTTGGAACTACCTCAATTTTCTTCGATTCCACACTTTATACTTTTGATTATATTGGAATTACTACTTTTGTGGGTGGATTTATTAGTACTTCTAATTATCATGGTGAATTTAGTTGGGGTAAAATAACAAATCTTAAGAGAACAAATCCACAAATTTTTGATTCAAATGGATTTAGTGGAATTACATCATCTGCTAGCGTTTCTAGATTTAATAGATTGAAGTACAAAAATTATAACTAAACAATAAATACTAATAAAGATCAATACTCATGGCAAAGTTAGGAATATACACCGGATCAGCACCAGATGCAGGAGATGGAGACTCCTTACTGGTTGGTGCCATAAAAATCAATAGTAATTTTAATGAAATTTATAATGCTATAGGAAATGGCACCACTATAACAAATAGTATTGGATACGCTTCAACATCGGGAATATCCACTATATCTCAGGGTTTGTCTGGAACTCCAAATATAGTGGTTGGTATAGTAACTGCATCTTCTCTTTCTGTTGGTATTGCTGGAAGTATTATTTTTGCAAAAGATGAATTTGTTGGCATAGGAACTACAAATCCAACTTCTAAATTGACTGTAAGTGGCAATGTATTGGTTTCAGGTGTAACAACTTCTTCCAAATTTGTTGGGATTGGATCTGGTTTAACAGATATCAATGCAACAAATATAACTTTAGGAACTTTAGATAACTCAAGACTTCCTGCAAGTATATTAGTTAGTGATGTCACTGCTGTTAGTGATGTCACTGCTGCTTATTTTTTTGGGTCTGGAGAAAATTTAAGTGGAATTCTAACATCTGGAAACTTAGTTGGTTATGCAACTGAAGGATATGTAAATAATGCGATCCAACCTTCTTATTGGGTATCAACATCAGCAGGTATTCACACACTCTCTAATGTTGGCATTGGAACCACAAATCCAACAAATAAATTAACAGTTCGTGGTGGTGATATTTCTGTTGGTGTTAGTACTGCACATGGAGTTATCCTTACATCACCTAATGGAACTCAATATCGTCTTATTGTTAATGATTCAGGAAATTTAAGCACCGTTTCCGTTTGATAACTATTAACTGTACCTATAAATAAGTAATAAACGTCTTGTAAAATGGCAGCAATTATAACCGATCAATTACGAATCTTGAATGCGAAAAATTTTGTTTCAGTAGCTTCTTCTTCAGAAAATTCGTATTATTCTTTTATCGGTTTATCAAATGCAACCGATTATTCCTCTAATTGGGAGCAATTACCACCATCCCCAAAAGATAGTTTTGAGCAAGAAAACTATTATTGGGATACTATGATTGCATTGAAAAAAATTAAGGAAAATGACATAAATCAAGTTATTACAAAAATAACTTGGTCCTCCGGAATAACTTATGACATGTATCGCCATGATATAAGCAGAACTAATACAGCAAAATCTTCTGGAGCAACCAGCTTATATAGATCAAATTATTATGTTGTTAATAGCGATCTTAGAGTTTATATTTGCCTCCAAAACGGAACAGATCCAGAAAATCCTAGTGGAAGACCTTCTTTAGATGAACCAACTTTTGTTGATTTAGAACCTAGAGCTGCTGGTGATAGTGGTGATGGGTATATATGGAAATACTTATATTCTATAAAGCCAACTGATTTTATAAAGTTTGATACTGTAAATTTCATGCCAGTTCCCAAAAATTGGGATACCTCAACTGAATTCAAATCAATTAGAGATAATGCACCATCTTCTCAACTCAAAATTATAACTATAACTAACAGAGGATCGGATTTAGGTCCAGCAAATAGAGTATATACTAATGTTCCTATTAAAGGAGATGGTACAGGTGCTACGGCATCTATTTCAATTGATAATGATTCTAAAGTAGAAAGTATTGTAGTTTCAAGTGGAGGAAGTGGATATACTTTTGGAACTGTAGATTTAGAAGCAGGAAATGTTCCTACTGGAACTGTAACACCAACATTTGATGTAATTATTCCCCCAAAAGGTGGACATGGAGCAGATATTTACAGAGAACTTGGTGCTTACAATGTACTTTTATTCTCAAGAATAGAAAATGATACCGAAAATCCAGACTTTATAACTGAGAATAAAGTTGCAAGAATTGGAATAGTTGAAAATCCACAAGCTTATAATTCAACATCTGTTTTGGATTTGGATAAAGTAAGTGCAGTGTATGCACTAAAACTAACAGGGGTTGGATATAGTGACGCTACATTTATTCCAAATTCACAAATCACACAAACAGTAAGTTTGGGAACCACAGCTGTTGGTAGAGTTATTTCTTATGAAAAAAAGACAGGAGTTCTGAAATATTGGCAAGATAAAAGTTTTGCCGGATTTAATACTGATGGATCTCAAAATCCATCCACACAATATGGTATTAATTTGAATAGATTTACATCTTCTCCAGGGTCCGGAGGGTCTTTAGACATTGTTGGAGGAAGCGTTACTCTAGGAATTGATACTAGTTTTGGATCAACAAATAATCCCGGTATAAGTACAGTAATAAATAATAGAAAATATAATTTGGGTCAATCTTTTATTAATGGAATTGCGAATCCAGAAGTCAAAAAATACTCTGGAAATATAATATACATTGACAACAGACCATCTATTACAAGATCACCAAACCAAAAAGAAGATATCAAAGTCGTTTTGCAATTTTAAAGAATTATGCCACAGGAAACTAATTTAAATGTATCCCCCTACTTCGACGACTTTGATGTAGATAAAGATTATTATAAAGTATTGTTTAAGCCTGGATATCCTATCCAGGCAAGGGAACTAACAACTTTACAGTCTATTCTTCAAAATCAAGTTGAGCAGTACGGAAAGCACGTTTTTAAAGAAGGTTCGGTTGTAATACCTGGACAGTTAAAGTACGAAACTCCACTGTATGCAGTAGAAATTGAAGACTTATTTAATGGTGCTCCAGTTTCATTATATTTTGATCAAATTTTAAATAAAAAGTTAAAAGGATCAACAAGCGGTGTAACAGCACAAGTTGTTTATCTACTCAAAAACACAGAGTCGGAAAGAGGAAATTATACTTTATATGTAAAGTATCTTGGAAGTGGAGGAGAAAATTTTGATAATAGAGTTTTTCAAAGTGGAGAAACTTTAACTCTAGAAACTCCTCTTACATATGGAAACTTTACAATCCAAGTTGGACAAGGAGTTTGTAACACCATTGCAACTAACGCAACTTCAGAAGGATCTGCAGTATCTATTGCTGAAGGTGTTTATTTTGTTAGAGGTGTATTTGCTAGAGTATTTGCACAAACGATTATTTTAGATCAATATTCAACTTCACCTTCTTACAAAGTTGGATTCAATGTTATCGAAGAAGTTGTAACTTCCGACGAAGATGACAGTTTATTTGATAATGCTCAAGGATTTTCCAATTATGCGGCACCTGGAGCAGACAGATTTAAAATTACTTTAGAGTTAGCAAAAAAATCTATTGATGATTTAGAAACTAATAATTTTGTAGAAATTTTAAGAGTTGAAAACGGAGTACCTCAGTTCTTTAATAAGAATCCTCAATATAATTTAATAAGAGATGAATTAGCAAGAAGAACTTTTGACGAATCTGGAAATTATTTTGTCAAGCCATTTACTCTTTTTGTTAGAGACAGTTTAAATGATAGAGTATTAAACGACGGTATTTATTTCAAAAATCAAAAAACTATTCAAGGTCAAAATCCTGCAGAAGATTTGATGATTTATCAAATTGGACCGGGTAAGGCATATGTAAATGGGTATGATGTGGAAACCATCGCTCCAAAGCTATTAGAATCACCAAAGACAAGAACAACAGAAACAACGGCAAATCAAGTCATTCCTTATAATGCAGGAACTTTATTTGTTTTAAACAATGGTTATGGAGCACCTGCTCTCGGAATCGGCACGAATACTACAATAAGTTTGATGGATTCTCGTGTAGGACAAGTTCCAAATGTTGCAACTGGAGCAACAATTGGTCTTGCGAGAGTTTATGATTTTATTCCAGAAAGCGATTATGTAGATGATACAAGTAGATTAAATTTAAGACTATTTGATGTTCAAACATATACAAAAATTGGACTTACAACCTCTTTTGGTGGTTCTGGACTTTCTACTCCATGTTTTATTGAAGGTAAGAAAAGTAGAGCCACTGGATATTTAAAAGAATCGGTTTCTTCAGGGTCAAATATACTTACGTTATATGAAACCACTGGCAACTTCTTAGAAAACGAACAAATAATTATTAATGGAATTGATGATGGTAGATTAATTAATTCTGTTACTGATTATGATATTTCTGATGTTAAATCAATTTATTATAATGTCGGTATTAATACTTTCACCGCAGATTTAGTTCTCTCTCGTGGTTCATACATAGCAAAACCAGGAACAACATTCCAAATTAATAACGGAGTTGTATCTTCTGGATTGGGAAGTGTTTTTACAAATATCGTGAAAGTCGGAGATATTGTATCATATTCTAGCACAACATTTTCAGGTGATCCAATTTATAATAAAGTAACTTCTATTGGATCTGGCGGCACATCATTTACAATAACTGGTGTCACTACAGTTACTGGTGTTTGTAATGGAGTATTGCCTTCTGGTTCTTTTAATGTCACCAATATTATTAAAATTGTACCAACAGTAGATTCAGCTAATTCATCTCTTTTGACAAGATTGGGTGTAGATAATGTAGAATCTATAAATTTTGAAGATAATGAAGTAATTCAGAGACGTTCTTTTAACGTCGCAAATTTTTCTGGTTCAACTATCTCAGTATCTATTGATGCCAATGATGTTGATATTTACTTCGATACTTTCGATGAAGATAGGTTTGTAATAACATATTCTGATGGTTCTATTGAACCTATGAGATCTGATAAGTTTAATATCAGTCTTGATGGAAAAACTTTAACATTTTATGGTCTCAGTAAGGAAAGTGGGACTAATGCAATTGTAATCGCAACTGTTAGAAATATTAAACCTAGTTCAAAAGTTAAAAAGTTCAACAAAGTTTCATCACTAGTCGTCTCAAATTCAAATTTAACAAATTCTGGAATTGGTACTACAACTTTAAATGACGGTTTAACTTATAGTGCTATTTACGGAACAAGAGTACAAGATAAGCAAATCAGTTTAAATGTACCCGATGCGGTTAGAGTTCTTGCAATTTACGAATCAGATGGAATTTCTGATCCAGATCTGCCTTCTTTACAAATTTCAGGAAATTCAAATGGCAATAAAAATTTTGTAATAGGAGAATATATTGAAGGAAAGGACTCTGGGGCAACTGCTATTATTGTCAGCAAAACGGGAGTAGATAAATTAGACTACGTATATTTGAACACTATTCAGTTTTCAATTAATGAAGTAATAGTTGGTATTGATTCCAAAGAAGAAGCAATCGTTGCAGATAAAACTTTAGGTGATGTAAATATTACTCAGAACTTTATTTTTGATGATGGACAAAGAGATACTTTTTATGATTATTCAAGAATAATAAGAAAGAGTGATGTTGAAAGTCCAAAAAGAAAAATTAAAATTATTTTCCAAAATTATACTATCGATTCATCCGATACTGGAGAATTTATTACAGTTAATAGTTATTCAGAATCTAACTTTAAGCACGATGTGCCATTATTCTATAACTCAAGACTAACTGATTATATTGACATAAGACCCAGAGTTGCTACATATACTCCATCATCGTATTCTCCATTTGAATTTTCTGCAAGAAATTTTGCATCTGATGGACAATATTCAGAATATACATTGTGCCCAGGTGAGAATTTAATTTTATCATACTCTTATTATGTTGGGAGAATTGATAGAGTTTATTTGAATAGTGATGGAACTTTTGATATAGATGAAGGAGAACCATCTTCAAATCCAGTTCCACCTGCACTTAAATCAAATTCTTTAGACATTGCGACTATATTCATTCCTCCTTACGTTTATAACGTAAAGAACGTCAATGTGGATATGTCCAAGCACAAGAGATATCGAATGTCAGATATCTCTTTACTTGAAGATAGAATTCAAAGGGTTGAAAAATTCACAACACTTTCAATGCTTGAGAGTAAGACTGAAAACTTCAACATTAAGGATGCAGAGACTGGATTAGATAGATTTAAGTGTGGATTTTTTGTAGATAACTTTAGTTCTCATGAATACCACGACTTAGCAAATCCAATATTTAGATCATGTATTGACACAAGCACCAATACATTAAGACCTACTCACTATACAACTTCAATCGATTTGCAATTGGGTTCTGAAGTAATTAGTGGTGTTGGGCAAACATTTAATCCAAATGCCGATCAAAGCTACGTAACAGATCTAGGATCTCCGGGTGTCAAAAAAACCGGAGATTTAATTACTCTCAATTACCAAGAAGTTCAATACTTTGAGCAACCTTACGCTACTAAGAGTGAAAGTGTAACTCCATTTTTGGTAAGATATTGGCAAGGTGCTATTGTTCTCAACCCACCAATTGATAGTTGGGTTGAAGAAAGAGCATTTACAACAACAAGTTTTAATCAAGTCACTACTAATATTGATAGAGAAGATCAGAATTTTACCAATACCAATAATGTTACAGTCAATCAGGTAGTTAATACTCCCTCACCAAATTCTCAAACTGGTATTAATGGAACTGATTGGATTAATAATGCTAGAAATATTTTATCTGGAGTTAGAAGACTTGGTGGAGTGTCCATAGGACTCAGCGATGCTATTATAAATGGCGGCAATACCCTTCACCTTGAAGTTTTAAAAAATATGATAGATCAATCAGATCTTGATCTAATTAGACAACTTTTACCTGCAGACGTAGCTAATCAGTTTATTACGCAGATACAAACTCAAAATAATAATAGAAGAGTATTACTAGATTTCACACCAGGACAGGCACCAAATATTATAACAACTTCATCAACTACAACAAGCACTACATCAACATCAAATACCACAACAGTAGTCATTCCTCCCGAAATTATAACTTCCGATACAACATCTGAATCTATTTCAAATTATACAGAAGTTGTTCAATATCTTAGAAGTAGAAATATTGAATTTGATGCAAAAGGATTAAGACCAGTTACAAGATTTTATAGTTTCTTTGAGGGAATTGATGTCAAAAATTATATTATTCCTAAATTACTTGAAATTGAAATGATCTCTGGCTCTGGAACATTCCAGATTGGAGAAATTGTTGAAACGGATCCACATTTCACTTCCCAATACATAAGATTTAGACTTTGCAAACCTAATCACAAAAGAGGACCTTTTGATGGAAGTCCGGTAGTAGGAGCAGAATTTTCTCAATATACTCTAAACCCATATACTCAACAACCAATGCCGACGAACTATAGTTCGTCTTCCACGTTCTTAAATATTGATACTAGGTCACTTGAACTTCGTAGTGAAGATTTTTATGGAATGATATCTCCCAACATGATTTTGGTTGGAAAAACTTCAGGTGCAAAAGCTAGAATTTCAAACATTCGTTTAGTCTCTGACAATTCAGGAAGATTGATTGGATCCCTTTATGTTCCAGATCCAAGTACATCTGGCAATCCAAAATGGATTAATGGTGAGAATACCTTTACCTTAATTGATACGGAGACTATTCAAACTCCAACAAATGTAGGAGATTCTAGAATCAACGAAAGTTCCGGTGAAGCAGAGTTTGCATCTTCTGCTATTAGAAATGTAACGGAAACTAATATTTTGACTACTAGAAACATTAAGATTTTAAGTAGTTACAATATTAATACAACTACAATAACTAATACAACAACTAACACAACAACTAACACACAAACTCAAACTGGAGGTGGAAATAATCAAGTTAGGGTATGGGAAACTCATGATCCTTTAGCACAGTCTTTCTATGTTCGTGACAATACTGGAGTATTTTTAACTTCAGTTGATGTATTCTTCGAAACAAAGGATGATAGTAACATTCCGGTGACTCTTCAAATTAGACCAATGATTGCTGGCGTTCCAAGTAATGTTGTAGTTCCTTTCTCCGAAGTAACACTGACTCCTGATGAGATTAATTTATCAACTGATGCGACAGTTCCAACTAAATTTAGATTCCCATCTCCCGTTTATTTACCAGGACCACAACAGTTGGAAGTTCGTCAAGCACCAATAGGAAGCCAACAAACTTCACAGTTTGCTGTAGTTCTTCTTTCCGGTAGTGCTCAATATAGAGCGTTTATTGCAGAACAAGGCAAAAAAGTAATGCTTCCCGGAGATACTTCTGGGCAAGGGAAAGGTATAATGTTGTCAGAACAACCAACGTTAGGAAGTCTTTTTAAATCACAAAATGGTTCAACTTGGACACCAACACAACAGGAAGATCTTAAATACAGACTTCATAGAGCTGATTTTGTCAATGAGGGTCTTGTACGCTTCTTTAACCCCAAGTTGTCTCTCGGTAACAAAAAATTAACTGTAACTGGTTCTAATCAAGTCCTTCCCCTTTCTAAACGTGTTATTGTTGGTCTTGGATCTACTGGATATGATTCAACAAATGTTGTTTCTGGAGTAACAATAGTTCAAGGATTTGCAACTGGAAAGTTAATAGGAATTGCAGGATCTATTAGAACTGGTGTTGGATTGGGTGTTACTATTTCTAATACAGGATTTGGATACACAGCAGGAACTTTTACAAATATTTCATTAGAAACCGAAACTGGAAGTGGAAAGAATGCAAAGGCAACTATAGGAGTTACTACTGTTGGAATTGCAACCGTTACTATTACAGATGGTGGATTTGGATACAAAGTTGGAGATTCATTACTTATTCCGGAAACTGGAATGGGTCAAAACGTTGGATTTGGTGGAAGATTGACTGTAGTTAGTATTGCTTCTAGTAATGCTTTTATTCTTGATAATGTTCAAGGTACATTCTCACCGGGAATTACTACAGTTAGTTATATTGCAGGAACTGGAACTACCACGATAGTAGGAGCGGGAGTTACAATTACCTCAGTTTTACCCGATTCTTATTATGATGGTCGTCATATGAAAATTTTACATATGAATCATGGAATGCACTCTACCGAAAATTATTTAAGAGTTAGTTCTTTCAGACCACTGCAGACAGAAACAAACTCTAAAACAACGAGCACTATCACTGATGGTGCAACTACTATACCGATTGTATCATCGAGTGGATTTGAAACTTTTGAAGGTAATGCGGTAGATGCTTTTAATCCCGGATATGCAATTATAGGTAACGAAGTAATTAGATACACATCATATACTTCAACATCTTTAGGTTCAGTAACAAGAGGAATAGATGGTTCTCAGGCAATTTCTTATGAATCAGGAGTTCCAGTTTATAAGTATGAATTTAATGGAATTTCATTAAGAAGAATTAATAAAGTTCATAATTTTACTGAAGTTGATAATACAACTCATCCAATCAATCTAAATTCATATTTCATTAAAATCGACACTTCTGACACCGACTTTGATGGTGTTGGAATTGGGTCTGATAGACCTGATCTTTATTTCAAGGAAACTAAACAATCTGGATCGACAGGAACAGTTCTAACAAACAATATTCAATTTGAATCTATTACTCCCAATGTTTCGTATATTATTCCTGGAAAAACAAACATGTCTTGCAGAATTAGAACATTTACAGGAACTAGCGTAAGTGGAAATGAAAAATCTTTCATCGATGATGGATTTAGATCTATTCCCTTACAAGAAACTACTTATTTTGAAAATCCAAAATTGATTTGTTCGGACATCAATGAAAGCAAATTTATTACAGAGTCTCCTGGAAGTAGATCATTTACTATGGAATTCTTAATGAGAACATCTGATTCTAGAGTTTCACCAGTAATTGATACTATTAAAGTCAATGCAATTTTGACATCCAATCTGATCAATAGTCCATATGGAGTAAATGATGATTCAAACTATGCAAATGACGACACTGTTAGAAGTTTGTATGATGATAAGCATTCAGTCATCTATGTTTCAAAACCAATAAGACTTAAAATTCCAGCAAACTCTATTAAAGTTCTTCTTTCAGCAAGTCGTAATGATACCAATGACGTTCGTGTTCTATATCAAATTTTCAGAGATGATGCACCAAAAGCACAACAAAATTATGAATTATTCCCAGGATCTTCCAATTATCAAGTAGATGGACAAGATATTAAGAGGGTTATTGACCCATCTTTAAATGATGGATCTGCTGATGCATATGTGAGACAGACTTCAGATTCCAGTTTCCGTGATTATGAGTATTCTGTGGATGACCTGCCATCTTTCAATGCTTTTGCAATTAAAATTGTAATGGCAGGTACTAATCAGGCAACACCTCCATTGATTCGTCAATTGAGGGCAATTGCCACCACTAGACCTAGAATTCCAACATAATAAATCATGGATTATATAAGAGTTAAAGATAAGAATCATCTTGCAAGAGAATTAAATTCAAATGGAATTGTAAATTTTGACATGGATGGTTACAATCAATACGTTGAAAATTATACAAGAGTTTATAATGAATCCAAGAGAATCAAGAGTCTTGAAAATGACGTAAGCGAAATGAAAAGTGATTTAAACGAAATTAAAAATTTATTGAGGAATTTGGCAAATGGATCCTGATAAAATATCCTTAGACAATATGAGTAAATTATTTGAATATGAAAAACTTTCTAGAGATATAGATAGTATAGATGATCTCGAAACTTTGAGAAATCTTGCAAAATCTTATATTAAATTATATTTTAAACAACAAGAAGTAGTTGCGGAATTTAAAATCTAATGGCACAACCATCTACTCGACAAGAACTTATTGATTACTGCAAGAGAAAACTGGGTGCTCCAGTTTTGGAAATTAACGTTGCAGATGAACAAATTGAAGATCTGGTAGATGATGCTGTTCAGTTTTTCCAAGAGAGGCATTTTGATGGTGTTTATCCAACCTTCTTTAAATATAAAGTAACTCAAGCAGATATTGATAGAGGAAGAGCAGGAACTGCAAGTAATGCGGCAAGTTCAGTCGGTATTGCAAGCACATCAGCGACTGCAAATATAGTAGGAACCCCAACTACTTTTAATTTCTACGAAAATAGTAATTACTTACAAATGCCTCCAAGTATTATTGGAGTGAATAAAATTTTTATTTTTGATGGTGCAAATACTATTACACATAATATGTTCAGTGTAAAGTATCAATTATTCTTAAATGATATTTACTACTGGGGTACAACTGAACTTCTAAGTTATGCAATGGTTAAAACATACTTAGAAGATCTCGATTTTCTCTTAAACACACAAAAGCAAATAAGATTTAATAAAAGACAAGATAGATTATACTTAGACATTGATTGGAGTTCAGTAAGAGCAGATCAATTCTTTATCATTGATTGCTATTCAACTCTTGATCCAAATGATTATTCACGAGTTTGGAATGATTCTTTCTTAAAACCATATCTAACTGCACTGATTAAACGTCAATGGGGACAAAATATGATGAAATTTACTGGAGTTAAACTTCCAGGTGGTGTCGAATTAAATGGAAGACAAATGTATGATGATGCTCAACGAGAACTTGATATTCTGATGGAAAAAATGTCCAGTACTTATGAGCTTCCACCTCTGGACATGATAGGTTAATAACATGCTTAATCCATTCTTTCTTCAGGGTTCTAAGACAGAACAGGGACTAATTCAGGACCTGATTAATGAACAATTGAGAATGTATGGTGTTGAAGTTCATTATCTACCAAGACAATTTATTACAGAAAAAACGGTTATAAGGGAAGTTATTGAGTCTGAATTTAATAATGCATATCCGATTGAGGCATACGTAGATACTTATGATGGATATAGCGATAATCCTACCATATTGTCAAAGTTTGGAATTCAAGCACTTAATGAAATAACACTGACAATTTCAAGAGAAAGATTTAAAAATTATATTTCACCTTTGGTTCAAAACCAACCAAATATAAAAGTATCATCAAGACCAAAAGAAGGTGATTTGATTTATTTTCCTTTGGGAAAAAGATTATTTGAAGTCAAGTATGTAGAGCATGAAAAACCATTTTATCAACTCCAAGGATTATACACTTATCAACTGAGATGCGAACTCTTCAGATATGAGGATGAGCTCATAGATACAAGTATCGATGAAATTGATAAACTTATTGATGGAAATGATTCTACTGATTCTGATAAAGTTCCGGTCGGTAACATTGTAAATCTTACTATGGTTGGTGTTGGAGTCACTGCAACGGCAACGGCATCTATAGTAAATGGTGGAGTGACGCACATCACAGTTACAAATCGTGGAGGTGGATATACAAGCACACCAACTGTCGGCATTTCATCTGCTCCAGATGGCGGGGGAACAGCATCTGCAATTGCTAAGATGATTGGTGGTATTGTTGTTTGCAACAACAACATAAATCCACAAGCAAAGTCTGTCCAAGAAGTATTAATTACAAATGCTGGATATGGATACACAGTTGCACCTCAGGTAAGATTTATTGGTGGAGGAGGAAAAGGAGCAACGGGAATTGCCTCAATAGGTAACGGTGTTGTTGGTATAATTACAGTTACAAATGCAGGTTCTGGATACGTAAATCCACCAACAATAACCTTTAGTGGAATTTCTACGGTGTCTGCTGCAGCAACGGCTGTCGTTTCTGCCGCTGGATCAATTACTTCAATCTACATTACAAATGCCGGACTTGGATATACTGTCGCTCCTACAATTACGATTGGAAATCCAGCACTCAATTCAACTGGAAACTTTGTATTCAATGAACTAGTAACAGGATCTCAAAGTGGAGTTACTGCAAGAGTTAAATCTTGGAATTCTACTACTCAAGTTCTTCAAGTTTCAAACTTAACTGGAGATTTTAAACTTGGAGAAAATATTGTAGGATCCGCCTCAAGTGCATCACATTATCTCCGTTCAGTCAATATATTAGTAGCAAAATCTGACGATGGTTATTCTGCAAATGATGAAATCGAGGAAGAGGCAAACGATATCATTGATTTTGATGAAACAAATCCATTTGGAATGCCTTAGATTATATAAATATTAGTTATTAGTTTGATTAAATAGTAGTACCATAAGTTAGCAGTATGTTTGAGTATTTTTATCACGAAATTTTAAGAAGAACTGTAATTGCTTTTGGTTCTTTGTTTAATGAAATAAGTATTAAGCATAAAAATAATTCAAATGATGTTGTTAGCGTCATTAAAGTTCCTCTTGCATATGGACCTACGCAAAAATTTCTTGCAAGACTGAATCAATCGCCAAATTTAAATAAACCAGTTCAAATTACATTACCAAGAATGTCATTTGAATTTACAGGTTTAACCTACGATTCATCAAGAAAATCAACGACAACACAATATTTCACTGCAAAGTCTGTAACTGATGGAACAGAAACTAAAAAGGCATATCTTCCCGTTCCATATAATATGCAATTTGAATTAAGCATCATGTGCAAGTTAAATGATGATGCTCTTCAGATTGTAGAACAAATTATACCTTATTTTCAACCTGCATATACTATGACAGTTGATTTAGTTGATACAATTAATGAAAAGAGAGATATTCCTGTAATTCTTGAAAATATTACGATGCAGGATGATTATGAGGGAGATTTTACTACTAGAAGAGTTTTAATTTATACATTAAGATTTACAGCAAAAACCTACCTATTTGGTCCAGTTTCCTCTGCAACAAGAGATATTATCAAAAAAGCAACTGTTGGATATGTTGCAGGAGATCTTACTTCTTCACCAACAAGAGAAATTGTATATTCAGTCGAACCAAGAGCAATTCAAAATTATACAGGAACTATCGTTACTAATTTGACTAATGATATAACTACAACAGATACTACAATTGTGGTAAATGATGCAAGTGTAATCTCAGTTAATACTTATTTTGATTTAGAAGGTGAAGAAATTTATGTAACTTCTAAATTGGGAAATACTCTCACAGTTGAGAGAGGTAAAGACAACACAAATATTACTTCTCACTTAGCAGGTTCTCCTATTAAGTCAATAACTGCAGCAGATGATGCACTTATTGAAGAAGGTGATGATTTTGGATTCAATGGATCTTTTAGTTAATTATGAAAATGACAAAAAAGTTTGATAAACTCAATGAAACCTTTAATGTAGATGGGGAAATAGTTCCTGTCGAATCAGAAGCAGTCATTGAAAAGATAGAAAAGATATCGACAGTAGTTGATGATATTAAAAAAGATTATGATTACACTAGAGGAAATTTATATTCTCTTATAGAAAAAGGTCAAGAAGCAATTAATGGAATTCTCGAACTTGCTCAAGAAAGTGAGATGCCTCGTGCTTATGAAGTTGCAGGTCAATTGATTAAAAATGTTGCTGATGCAACTGATAAATTAATGGATTTACAAAAGAAACTCAAAGACATTGAAGAAGAAAAACAAAAAGGACCCACAACTGTTAATAATGCACTTTTTGTTGGATCTACAGCGGAACTAGCAAAACTTCTAAAACAACAGACGGAAAATGAAAACGTTTAAACAGTTTCAAGAAGACTGGAGTAATAAATATAAAAAGAGTATTGATTGCTCAAATCCAAAAGGATTTTCTCAACGTGCTCACTGTGCAGGGAGAAAAAAAAGAGCAAAAGGTGAAGAGACTAAATCAAAACCAGTTGAGTAATGCCCAAAATCAAGACACATAAAACAGTTGAACAAATTGCAAAGAAGCATCGAATGGATGTTTCTTTTATACAAAAGCAACTTGATATGGGAGAACCTATTGAGCATGAACATACAAAAGATCATGATCTTGCCAGAGATATTGCTCTTCAACATCTTGACGAAATTCCAGACTATTATACTCGTTTGAAAAAGATGGAAGCAGATGCCAAAAAGCATCATAAAAAATTTAAAGATATTAAAGAAGAAGGTCTTCGTGATTGGTTTGGTAAATCCAAATCAAAAGATGGCAAGTCTGGTTGGGTAAATGTGGTTACTGGTGGAACATGTGCAAGTGATAAACCCGGAGAGGGAACGCCAAAATGCGTATCTTCGGCAAAAAGAGCAAGCATGACACCTGCAGAAAGACTTTCTGCAGCAAGAAGAAAAAAAGCAGCAGATCCTGGACAGCAACAGAAAACAGGAGCCGCAAAACCAACATATGTTTCTACAGATTCACCTAAAAAGAAAATGAAAGAAGAAATGGAAGTACAGGAAGCAAAGGATAAACCAGGCAAAGGTAGTGGAAAAAAAGATGCTTGTTATCACAAAGTAAAGTCAAGGTATTCCGTTTGGCCAAGTGCATATGCTTCTGGCGCATTAGTCAAATGCCGTAAAGTTGGTGCTGCTAATTGGGGAACTAAATCAGAAGAAGTTGAAGAGCAAAGATATTGTCCTTTATGTGATAAAAGAGAAACAAGATCAGAATGTTCTTATGGAGAAAAAGCCTGGGATAAGGTTTCGGTAAAAGATGAAGAATATTCGATGGCAAGATCGGAATTAAAAACTATTGTTAGTGCCGTTAAACGACTTCAAGCAAAAGTTGGTAAAGGAGAAGGTGATCTTGAAGCATGGGTACAATCTAAGATTACCAAAGCAGCAGATTATATTGATACTGCAGCAGATTATGTTAATAGTGGAGAAATGGAAGAACAAAAACTAGTTGATAAAATTATGGATGAAATGAAGTGCTGGCCTGGATATAAAAAGAAAGGAACTCAGACACTTTTTGGTAAAAAGTATAATCGCTGTGTAAAAGCGGAAGATGTAACTATTGAAGATGCTGATGGAAATACTTTTGCAGAAGTAGTTGATTTAATTAAACCAGAACCAATCAAAGGATTTAAGTCTCAGATGGATGAAGCAACAAGACTTCAGGCACAGACTGGAAATGTTGTAGCAGTTACTTTAACTTGGAGAGGAAAATATTATTCTCTAAGAATGTTTTTTCCTCAAATTAAAACTCCATCCCGTCAAGAAATTAACGACGAACTTCAAAAAGTTTATCCGGGATCAAAAGTAGTTCATCATACTGTATCCGAATTTACTTCGGGAGAACCAATCATTCAAGCATTTGGTCCTCAGGGTGGCAGTGGGGCAAAACCAGGACCAAATAAAAATTATGTGAAGACTATGGGAGAAGAAGTGGAAATTAGCGAAGATTGGCAGAAAGTTAATCGTCAAGACAAAACTGCTGGATTGAGTAAAGATGCCGTTGCTGCTTATCGTAGAGAAAATCCAGGTTCAAAACTTCAAACTGCAGTTACTGAAAAAAATCCAAAAGGCAAAAGAGCAAAGCGTCGTGCATCATTTTGCAGACGTATGAAAGGCATGAAGTCAAAACTTACTTCGGAAAAAACCGCAAGAGATCCAGATAGCAACATTAACAAAGCACTCCGTCGTTGGAATTGTAACTAATAAGTAGGTTTTATTATGTCAAATGATGTTTATCTTGGTAATCCGCTTTTAAAAAAAGCAAATACTCCTATTGAATTTACACAAGAACAAATTCTCGAATTTGTAAAGTGCAAAGATGATCCGGTTTATTTTGCAAACAATTACGTAAAAATTGTAACTCTAGATCATGGTCTGCAGACATTTAAACCATATCATTTTCAAGAAAAATTAATTAATAATTTTCATAATCATAGATTTAACATTTGCAAGATGCCACGTCAGACTGGCAAATCCACAACTGTTGTATCTTTTCTTTTACACTATGCGGTATTCAATGACAATGTAAATATTGGTATTCTTGCAAACAAAGCAGCAACAGCTAGAGAACTTTTGGATCGTCTCCAAACTGCTTATGAAAATCTTCCAAAGTGGATGCAACAAGGAATTATATCTTGGAATAAAGGATCTTTAGAACTGGAAAATGGATCCAAAATTCTAGCGGCATCTACATCTGCATCTGCTGTCCGAGGTATGTCATTCAACATTCTGTTCTTAGACGAATTTGCGTTCGTTCCTAATCATATTGCAGATTCATTCTTTGCTTCTGTTTATCCAACAATTACTTCAGGTAAGCAAACTAAAGTTATAATCGTTTCCACTCCACATGGTATGAATCATTTCTACCGAATGTGGCATGATGCTGAAAAAGGTAAGAATGAATATGTTTTCACTGATGTTCATTGGTCCGAAGTTCCAGGAAGAGATGAGGAGTGGAAAAAACAAACAATTGCAAATACTTCAGAACAGCAATTCAAAGTAGAATTTGAATGCGAATTCTTAGGTTCCGTCGATACTCTTATTGCACCATCCAAGCTCAGAACCCTCGTCTATGACGCCCCCAAGACCCGTAGCGCGGGATTAGATGTCTATGTCGATCCAGAGGAGAATCATGATTATCTGGTCACTGTGGATGTTGCTAGAGGGGTTGGAAATGATTACTCAGCATTTACTATTATTGATATCACACAATTTCCCCATAAACTTGTTGCAAAGTATAGAAACAATGAAATCAAACCTATGCTATTTCCAAGCATTATACACGAAGCAGCAACGGCATATAATGATGCTTACATTTTGTGTGAAGTAAATGATGTTGGTGATCAAGTTGCAAGCATTCTTCAGTACGATTTGGAATACAACAATCTTCTTATGTGTTCAATGAGGGGGCGTGCCGGTCAAATTGTTGGTCAGGGATTTTCTGGAAAGAAAACTCAACTTGGAGTTAAGATGTCAAAAACTGTAAAAAAAGTTGGGTGCTTAAATTTAAAGACAATGATTGAAGAAAATAAATTGTTTTTAAATGACTATGAAATCATTTCCGAATTGACAACATTTATCCAAAAGCACAATTCCTTTGAAGCAGAAGAAGGATGTAATGATGACCTTGCAATGTGCCTTGTGATTTATGCCTGGTTAGTTGCTCAGGATTATTTTAAAGAACTTACAGACCAGGATGTAAGAAAAAGATTATATGAGGAGCAAAAAAATCAAATAGAACAAGATATGTCTCCTTTTGGTTTTATATCCGATGGTTTGGGAGATGATAGTTTTGTTGATAATGATGGAGATCGTTGGTTTGTTGATGAATATGGTGATCGTTCATATATGTGGGATTATATGTAATGGATCTAGATAAACAAATTGAACTTGGTCATCTATTATTAAATGATAGAAAGTGTAGAATTTGTGGAGAGGAAAAAAATTTAATAGATGGATTTTATAGGACACGTAAAGATAGAGGTCCAGTTTCTTCTTCTTTTTCTTATGAGTGTAAAGAATGTACAATTAAAAGAGTTTTGGGATCAAAGAAAAAAACCATATCGATTTCTTACACAGAATATCCCGATTGGTAGATATTCACGTCGTGTTTCCCTTGCGAAAAATGAGGTTTTAATAAATATTTTTTAGTTAAACTGAGATTTACGGAGAAAAACATGGCGACTCCTCAATTATCTCCTGGTGTATTAATCAGAGAGGTTGATTTAACAGTAGGAAGAGCTGATAATGTATTGGATAACATCGGTGCTATTGCAGCTCCGTTCCCACAAGGTCCAGTTGATGACCCTACAGATATCACAACAGAAAAAGAACTTCTCAACGTATTCGGAAAACCACAGTCTCTTGATGGACAGTATGAATACTGGATGAGTGCTTCATCATATCTTTCTTATGGTGGAGTAATGAAGGTAGTGAGAACAGATGGAGAATCTCTTGTAAATGCTAATGCAAGAAGAATCAGAAGTGGAGAAGCTATTGACACGAATGTAGATTCCGGGTTTATTGGTGTTTCTACTTTAAGAAAACCCGGAACTTACACATTTAGAACAAGTGGAATTGCAACCTATGCAGTTAATGGTGGCGACTCCGCATCATATGGAGCAATATTTACTGTCGTTGTTGCAGATGGTGGAGCAGGAACCGGTTCTACTGTATCAGTTTCTATCGTAAATGGTGGTAATGGATTTAATGAAGGAGATGTAATTGGTATCGGCACAACTGCGGTTGGTGTTGGAACAACAGGAAATGCAGTCGCTATTGGAGTTGGATTTACTTTTGCTATCAGTGACATCTATACCACCAACGGAGCTTCAATAGTAGGTGAGTCCGAATTAAAAATCAAAAACTTCGACGATTATCAGTTAAATTATGCGGATGATATTGCTGGATATATGTTCTCAGCAAAGAACCCAGGTTCTTGGTCAAACAATCTCAAAGTCTGTATCATTGATGATAAAGCAGATCAAATCATCGGAATTGGAACTGCCGTATATAACACTCTGATTGCTAGATCTGATAATGGAGTTGGTCTGGGAGTCACGGTTGCATTGAATAATGTAACTTATACTCAATCAAATGGTATAAACACAACTTTCACTGGTTATCTAAAGGGTATTGTAACTGGAGTTAGGGATACTGAAATTGATGTAAAGATTGTCTCTAGAGTTGCAATTGGTACGGATGTAGATACTCCTATTGATTATAAGGCAAAGAATAGAGCATTTTCAATAAGACCAACATCAGCTAGTGGCGGAATAACTACAATAAGATTTATTGATAGTACTGCTGGAGTAGGAACTGCAACTGGTTTAGTTACAACTTATACGTTACCTGCAGGTAGTTCTTTTGTTAAAGATTGGTATGATGAGCAAAAACTTGATCTAGTAAATGCTGATATTTACTGGAGATCAATTGCACCAAAACCAGTAACGAATAGATATGTTCTGGATAGAAATGGAAAAGGAGATACTCTCCACGTAGTCGTAATTGATGATACTGGAGATGTTACTGGAATCCAAGGAAATCTTCTAGAGAAACACCTAAATCTATCCAAAGCTACTGATGCCGTTTCTGCAGTAAATCCAGGTACGAAGATTTGGTACAAGGAATACCTTGCACAATATTCAAATTATCTGTATGCAGGAGATAATCCTTCAGATAATGAAAATAATGAGGAGGTTTATCAAGTAGGATTCTCCGAATCATTCTCACCATATACGGTTGCAGAAGGTCTCTGGAACGAACCTGCACAGGACAAAGTGTTCAGTGCTATTGGTAATGCCCAATATGTCCTAACCGGTGGTAAGGATTACGGCGATCCAGATCTGTCGCCGGGAGAAACTGGTACGATGACCGCAACTTTAGGTGATCTATTTACCTCATATGATCTCTTTGCAAATAGAGACGAAATTGCGGTAGATTATTTAATTATGGGTCCAGGTTTAGCAAACAAATTTGAATCGCAAGCTAAGGCAGCACACTTGATCTCTATTGCTGAACAGAGAAAGGATTGTATGGCAGTCATTTCTCCACACAGAGGAGATGTTGTCTCAGAACCAGAGTACTCAACTGGATTAAGACAGTATCTGACACCAGATCAAATTACTGACAACATTATTGAATTCTATTCATTCCTCCCATCATCTTCATATGCAGTATTCGATACTGGATACAAATATACATATGACAGATTTAATAATAAGTTCCGCTACATTCCAACCAACCCTGACGTTGCTGGATTGATGGTTAGAACAAGTATTCAGGCATATCCTTGGTTCTCTCCTGCTGGTCAGCAGAGAGGAATTTTGAACAATGCCATTAGACTTGCATATAGCCCCAATAAAGCACAAAGGGATCAACTTTATCCTCAAAGAATTAATGCAATTGTAGCACAACCTGGAATTGGAATTCTCCTATTTGGAGATAAAACCGCTCTAGGATATGCATCTGCATTTGACAGAATCAATGTTCGTCGCCTATTCCTCACAATTGAACAGGCATTAGAAAGAAGTGCTCAAGCTCAACTATTTGAGTTAAACGATGAGATTACGAGAGCAAACTTTAGAAACATTGTTGAACCATATCTCCGTGATGTTCAGGCAAAGCGTGGTCTCTATGGATTCTTGGTAGTTTGTGATTCTTCTAATAATACTCCAGATGTTATTGATAATAATGAATTTAGAGCAGACATCTTCCTGAAGCCTGCCAAGTCCATTAACTATGTAACCCTTACATTTGTTGCCACTAGAACTGGTGTTGCATTTGAAGAAGTTGTTGGAACAGTTTGATTTTTAACTTAACTACAAAACGAGGAACTAAAAATGGCAGAATCAACCATTCAAAAATTTAAATCCACACTGATTGGCGGGGGGGCCCGCCCCAATCTATTTGAGGTTCGCATTCCCTCAAATATTCCCGGTGGAGGAACCCTTGGTGAAGACTTTTCTATTCTTTGTAAAGCAGCACAACTTCCAGCATCAAACATTGGAATGATTGATGTTCCTTTTAGAGGAAGAATTTTTAAAGTCGCTGGTGACAGAACATTTGATACCTGGACAATCACTGTAATTAATGATGAGTCTTTCAGAATCAGAAAGGTTATGGAAGATTGGATGCAATTCATTGGACAATATGGTGATGCAAGTGGAGCAACTGCACCCGAATCTTATATGGTAGATGCTTATGTTAAGCAACTAACAAGACTTCCATCTAACGTCAGAACTACTGGTGAAGGTGCGGGAGAAGGTCAAGGTCTAAACACAAACAATTCTAATGTTAAGGAAGAAATAATTTATAAGTTTCATGACATCTTCCCCACAAATATTAGTGCAATTGATTTGAGTTATGATACCACTGATACAATTGAAGAATTCACTGTAGAATTCCAGGTTCAATACTGGACTCCAGCTAAAAAAGGAGAACTAGGAGAATAATAAATAGTCTAAACGTTAAAGTTAAAAAAATAAATTATGGCGAAACTTTTTGGTTTTTCGATTGATGATAACGAACCATTATCTCCTGGTGCTGTTTCCCCCGTCCCCCCTAATAAGGAGGACGGGGTTGATCATTACCTGAGTAGTGGTTTTTTTGGTTCGTATGTAGATATTGAAGGCGTATATAGAACAGAATTTGATCTTATTAAAAGATATCGTGAAATGGCACTTCATCCAGAATGTGATAGTGCCATCGAAGATATTGTAAATGAAGCAATTGTATCAGATACAAATGATAGTCCTGTTCAGATTGACTTGGATAATCTGAATGCAAGTGATGGTATTAAGAAAAAAATTAGACAAGAATTTAAGCATATTTTAGAACTTTTAGATTTTGATAAGAAATCTCACGAAATTTATAGAAATTGGTATATTGATGGGAGACTTTATTATCATAAAGTAGTTGATCTCAAAAATCCAGAAGCAGGAATACAAGAACTGAGATACATTGACGCAATGAAAATGCGTTATGTTCGGCAGGCAATTAAAAAAGAAGATAACAAATATAGAGTCTCAAATAGGAATATTGACAATCCAATGGATTATGATTTTCCAGAGATTGAAGAATATTTCATTTATGAGCCAAAAATGACTTACCCGACAGGAACTCCAGCTCCTGGAAATTTGGGTGGATCAAACTCTGGTGTTAGAATGACAAAGGATTCTATCACTTATTGCACATCAGGTCTTGTAGATAGAAATAAAGGATCAACTCTTTCATATCTTCATAAAGCAATCAAATCACTCAATCAACTTCGCATGATTGAGGATTCTCTCGTTATCTATCGTCTTTCTCGTGCTCCTGAAAGAAGAATTTTCTACATTGATGTAGGCAATCTTCCCAAAGTTAAAGCAGAACAATATCTCAGAGATGTTATGATGAGATATCGCAATAAACTTGTTTATGATGCAAGCACTGGCGAAGTTCGTGATGATAAAAAGTTTATGGCAATGCTTGAGGATTTCTGGCTTCCAAGAAGAGAAGGTGGAAGAGGAACCGAAATCTCTACACTTCCTGGCGGACAAAATCTTGGGGAGATCACTGATATTGAGTACTTCAAGAAAAAACTTTATCGCTCATTGAATGTACCACCATCGAGAATGGATGGAGAAGGTGGATTTAACCTTGGTCGTTCATCAGAAATTCTAAGAGATGAAGTTAAGTTTAGTAAGTTTGTTGCTCGTTTGAGAAAGAGATTCTCATATATGTTTAGCGATATGCTGAGAACTCAATTAATTCTCAAAAATATTATTACTCCAGAAGACTGGAATAAAATGGATGAGCATATTCAGTATGACTTCCTATATGATAATCACTTTGCAGAACTAAAAGATGCGGAGTTACTTAATGAAAGATTAAATATGGTTCAGATTGCAGAACCTTATGTTGGAAAGTATTTCTCGCAAGATTATGTAAGAAGAAAGGTTCTTCGCCAAACTGATGTTGAAATTCTTGAGCAAGATGAACTTATCAAAAAAGAAATTGAAGAAGGAATTATTCCAGATCCAAATGCACCAGTTGATCCAATGACAGGAATGCCGTTAGATCAAACTGCACAAATGGATCTTGGACAACCAGTAATGGAACCAGATTTAAGGTCTCAAGAAAAATCAACAGAAATTAATGCTAAAGCAGTAGAAATGCCCAAGGGCGGTGAGATATAAATAAAAACGATTACTGATTGGAATTTTAACAATGGATGATTTACTGGATATGATTGCTACTGACGAATCTCCTTCGCAGATTAGTGATAAGATTAAAGACCTTTTATTTGCAAAAGCGGCAGAAAAAGTTGATGATTTCCGCCCTGCAGTAGCAAACGCAATGTTCAATAGCGAAACAGAAGAGGAAGAATGAAATCCTTTAAGCAGTTCATCTCAGAGTCTGTAAATATTTCCGGAGACTTTAACGGAAATCTTTACATCAATTCTTCTCAACCAGAGCAACAATCGGTTGGTGAAGGATATGTTGCGGATGTACTGTGGAACGGAAGTCTTTATAGGATGGAATTAACCAGTAGAACAGGTATTCCATCTAAACAATCTTTAGGTGAAGAATTACAAGCAGAATATCCAGGTGCAATTGTTCATCAAATTTATCCAATTGCAGAAAAGAACTGCAATATCAAAAGAGCAAGCAGATACCACCCATCAAAATTAGAATGGATTGATTGATAAATGGCTCAGTGGAATAAATCTACACAAGATTATTTAAATCAAGAACGAACACTTCATGAAGTTTATCTCCGTGCCGATGAGTATGGAAATATTCTAAATGAAGGTGCCTGTTCTAAATCTGCATTTGGTGAAAATCTTGCTATCCCATTGACACCAAAAGTTCAGGGTGATGCGGTTTATGGATTAAATCCAAGAGAGTTTGAAACCTATACATTCAGTGCAACAGGAATTGCTACGCATAGCAGTTCAAGATTTGTTGTGGGTGCTGGTTCAAGTGCAAACTCTTACGGTGTTATCCGAAGCACTAACTTTCTTAGATATCGTCCAGGACAAGGTGCAGTTGCTAGATTTACTGCATCATTTTCAAGTAATCCTGTAGGATTTACTCAAAGAGCAGGATTGTTCAATCAAGAAAATGCGGTTCAAATTGGATACGCACATACGAATGGGAAGTTTGGTGTTCTTCGTGCTAATGGAGGAAAAGCACATATTCACGGATTTGACTTTACTACCTTAGCAGATGGATCTGTAACTGTCACTTTAAATAGTACAACATTCACTGCAGTAACTTTAAATTCAGGAACACTTGCTGGTAATTTATCTCAACTAGTTCAAGGATTACGGGGACAGGCACTTTTTGAGGCTCTATATGTTGCAGAATATGATCAAAGTAGATTGAGATTTTTATCAACATCTCTCGGAAATCAAAGCGGAACATTCAATATTACCAGCACTAATACTATCACATTTACAAATTCGCATCTTCAAACGGGAGCAGCACAAACGGAATATTGGACATTTCAGGAAGACTTTAATCTTGATAAACTTGATGGAACTGGTACATCTGGAGTAACCGTAGACCCATCAAAGTTAAATGTATATCAAATCAACTTCCGTTGGTTGGGTGTTGGTGAAATTAGATATGCTATGGAGAACCCTCGTAATGGAGATATGTTCTTTTTCCATCACGAGCATTATACAAATAAAAACGAAATTCCACACTTGGACAATCCATCAATGAAGATTGGATATGTTGCAGCAAATTTGAATAACGCTGTTGGAGTTGTTACTTGTAGAGGCGCATCTTTCCTAGGTGCAATTGAAGGAATAGTTGAAAGAACTCGTCTTCCATTTTCAGTAACAGCAACCAGAACAGATTCTATGAATTCTCCTGGTTCTTTATATCATTTAGTCTCACTTAAGAATAAACTGATTTATCAAAATAAAATCAATACCAGAGATCTTATTATCTCAAGACTTACTGGATCAGTCAATACTACCGGAAATCCAGCAGTTGTTAGTTTATATTACAATCCAATACTTACAAATTATTTGAGATGGACAACACAAACAGACTTTAATGCGTCTCTATATGCAACACAGGATACTACTGGTTTATTTGCATTAGCAGCACAATCCACACCTGCAATTGCTGCTTTCCATGTATCTAATGGAGACACAATTGATGTTAATTTAATTGATATGGGTATTCATATTCCGCCAAACAGTTTTTTAACCGCAGTAATTACTTCCACTAGCAACATTACTGCTGCCAGTGCTTCATTCGTTTATGTAGAAGATTAATTAAATAATAAATAACTAAAAGTGTATTATAAAAATAATGGCTCATAGACCAGTTGGGGCGGGTTCCTCATTTACATTTACTGCAGGTGCTGCAACAACTTCATCTGCTTTTACAGTACAGTCTAGCGTTTTGAGAGTGGTTGCAGTTGGCGGTGCCGCTCACGTTGCAATTGGTGTTACTCCATCAGCAACTAGTGCTGATTATTATGTCCCAGCAGGTGAGACTGTAACTTTAGGATTAACTAAAGCATCAAACAGAGTTGTTGGAGTAACAACTGGAACAACTACTATTGTTACTGTCCCAGAAGGAACTCAAGTTCCATTTGCGGTTGGTGATTATGTAACTCTAACTGCTACTGGTCAATCATATTACAACTTTACTCACCAACAAGTTTTATCTATTGATACATCTGCAGGTTTTGATGGATATTTCCAGACAAGAATGACTGTAAATTATGATTCAAGTGGAATTGTAACTGCATTCTCTGCTGCAGATGCATCAGTGGTTGTTTCTAATAAGATTTCTGCTTACGGAGTCGGATCAGGAACACTTTATTTTCAACAAGTACAAATTACAGGTCAAGCATAATGAAACTCATTACCGAAGAAATCGAATCAGTAGAAGTTCTTACCGAAACGGTCAACGGTAAGAAGACTCTTTATATTCAAGGACCATTTCTTCAAACTGAAGTAGTTAATAGAAATGGTAGAATGTATCGTTTGCCTGTTATGGAAAGAGAGGTAAAGCGTTATACTGAGCAGTATGTAGAAAAAGGTCGTGCTCTCGGAGAACTCGGCCATCCTGACGGTCCAACCGTAAATCTGGATCGCGTTTCTCATAAAATTGTTTCTCTTCAGCGTGAAGGAAATAACTTCATTGGAAAGGCACAGATTCTATCAACTCCAATGGGTAAAATTGCTGAGTCACTTTTAAAGGAAGGAGTAACTCTCGGCGTTTCTTCTCGTGGTATTGGTTCAGTAAAACCAAACAACGAAGGATACACTGAAGTTGGTGAAGATTTTATGTTAGCAACTGCTGCTGATATTGTTGCAGATCCTTCTGCACCTGATGCATTCGTTCAGGGAATTATGGAAGGAAAGGAGTGGATTTGGGATGGTGGAATGCTCCGCGAAAAAATGGCAGAGCAAACTCAGAGAAGAATTAATACTCTTGTAGATGAAAAACTACTTGAAGAGTACAAATTAAGTCTTTTTAATGAGTTTTTAAACTCATTGTAATTTATTAATTTATAAATAAATATAGTTTATAACTAAAGGTAAACGGAGAGTTCAAATGTCTCGTGGAGATTTACAAGAAATGGAAGTAGGCACTAAGCAATCCAAAACCGCTGTCAATGCTGGTGCTAAGGCAGGGGATGCAATGCCAAGTCTATCTGGTGCAACACCAGGACAAACTGCCGGTTGGGAAGACCTTGGAGGTCCCGATCCTTCTAACTATCGTTCAACTGATGATTCAGCAAAACTGAAGACACCAGGTGGATCACTTAAGCAAGTTAGAGATGTTGTCAATAAAGGTGCTAAGGCTGCTGAGGGTATGAAAGGTGTTAAGGAGGGTGAAGAGTTTGAGTATGATGAAGACGAAGAACTCTTAGAAGATACCGAAGAGGAAGTAGTAGCAGAGGCTAAGCACGAAGAAGAGGAAGAAGAAGAGGGCGGTAAGAAGAAAGAGAAAGAAGACGACGAAGAAGAAGAGGATGAAGAGGAAATGAAGGAAGAGTTTGACATCGAAGAAGATGTTAATGCTCTGCTTGCAGGTGAAGAACTCTCAGAAGAGTTCCAAGAAAAAGCAAGAACCATTTTTGAAGCTGCTCTTCGTTCCAAGGTTTCTGATATTAAGGAAGCACTTGAGGAGCAATATGCAGTTGCTCTTGCAGAAGAAGTGGAAGAGATTAAGACCGAACTTTCAGAGCGTCTCGATGCATACCTTGAGTATGTTGCGAGCGAGTGGATGGAAGAAAATGCACTCGTTATCGAGCACGGTCTTAAGACTGAAATGACCGAATCATTCCTCCAAGGAATGAAGGGTCTTTTTGAAGAACATTATGTATCAATCCCTGAAGATAAATATGATGTGCTTGAGAGCATGGTAGAAAAACTTGATGAAATGGAGACAAAACTCAACGAGCAAATTGAGAAAAACGTTTCCCTTAACAAGCGTCTCGCAGAGTCGGTTGCTGATGGAATCTT